ACTTATCGTTAATCTTTTGCTGAAGAAGTAAAAGCTCCTCAAGATGAGTTTCCTTTTCTCTTAAAATCTGTGGTAGAAAAGCATGTATCTCTCCTGTGTTAAATGTCTCTTTTTTCTTTTTAAATAATCCGAACATATTCCTGTTTTCTAAGTTGTTAATAATTTGATAAAGATCAGTACTAGTATGCCTAAGAAACAATAGTTTGAGTAGGTATAGTACATAGAACTTTTAACTTGATCTGTTTTTCTGGTACTGATCTCAAGAACTAAAAATAGAACCTGTATCGCCAAAAATGTATACATTAGTATTAGCATATTATTTTATTAGTGGATCAAGAAATCCTGATCCGATTGATAAACCTATTTCTATAGCAAGACTAATTAAAAGCGATAACGCTGCTCCTGTCACAAATTTGGTCTCTCCATTCTTTGAGATATGTCTGCCTAATGCGAAGAAATGCATCCCAATCAACAGCCAACCCCAAATGTTCAGTGGTTGATCAAAAAGACCTCCCCACCAAAATAGCCCGAAAACCAAAACCATTCCGAATAAATAACCTCCCGCACTAAACTCTTTAAGATAGCTTCCGTTTTTTTATTTTCCCTACCATCATCCCAATGCCAATAAGCATCATAATGACATAAATTATCTGTGCTATCATAGTAATTTTGTTCCTTTGTTTATATCTGCAAAAATGAAGTTGCCTTCATTATCAGTCAAAGGCATAATCATAACCTCAGACATAACACCTCTCATCTTGCTTGGCTTTAAATTCATCACAAACGGTGAACTTTTTCCCGATAGAGATTCAAAGTCTCCAAACTGCTCAATTAATTGAGCCTTAATGTTTGTGACCGCCACTTTAGTTTCACCACCAAAGTCTACTTCTAATTTTATAAGTCGATCCGCACCTTCAACCTCTTCTACTGAAGTAATCTCTCCGATACAGATTTCGAGCTTCTTTTCAATTTCAAGAAACTCTGGGAATTCAATTTGCTCTTTGCTCATTGTAATATTTTTTAAGTTGTTCTACTTTGTTCATTTCTGTTTCTGGAATAGCATCTCGATACCATCTTAGATAAAAGGGAGCCAACGAATTGACAATCATCCCATTCTTCAGCTGGTAATCTTTATTTCCAGAATGCTCACCGCAATCTACCGTATGCCAGCCCTTATATCCCCAACCTTCTTTAAAAGTTGACCCATCATCATCTAAGTTAGAGTAATGTGCAGTCCCTTCTTTAGCTTCCGACAAAGCTAATTCCATCAAACTCACTAGTTCATCCTCTACAGGTTTTTTAGACTTCTGACCCTTGGTTGGCTCAATGTAGAGCAAATATAAACTATTATCTTCTCTATGCATATTATGGGTTTTTTTCACTATATTTTCCTACATTGATTAACGACTCATTACTTAGATACTTTACTCTTGATAACATTTATAATGATTTTAAAAGCATCTTCCCATAAGAGGATTTGCTGTATTCTTCCGCTAATTTACAAAAACTTTCTCGATCTATGAAATTTGATTTATAAGCACTCTCTTCTGGGGAGCCAACCAAAAGCCCCTGACGCTGTTGAACAGTAGCTACAAAGTCTGAAGCCTGTAGAAGAGTTTGATGTAAACCAGTGTCCAGCCAAGCTGTTCCTCGACCTAAAAGTGTGCAACTTAAACTTCCTTCATCAAGATATTGCTGAATGACTTCAGTAATTTCTAACTCTCCTCTTTCTGAGAATTCAACTTTTTTTGCTTTTTCTACAACGGTAGAGTCAAAGAAATACAATCCCGTAACTGCATAGTTTGACTTAGGTTCTTTTGGCTTCTCCTCAATCGATAAAACAGTGTTTAGAGCATTGAACTCAACAACACCATAACGATCAGGGTCGCTTACATGATAACCAAATATTTTTGCTCCAACAGTTTCCTTTGCTGCTTTTCTGATTTTACGAGAAAATCCTTGACCAAAAAATATGTTGTCACCTAAAATCAAACAACAACTATCACCATCAAGGAACTCTTCTCCAATTAAAAAAGACTGAGCTATTCCTCTAGGTTCTTGCTGAACTGCATAAGAAAGATTGATCCCCATTTTGGAACCATCTCCTAAAAGCTCTTTAAAGAGAGGGATGGCTTCTGGGGTTGAGATAATAAGTATATCTTGTATTCCTGCCGTAATCAGGTTCGATAGAGGGTAGAAAATCATTGGCTTGTCATAGACTGGAAGCAATTGCTTCACCACAACTTTGGTTGAGGGATAAAGTCTTGTGCCTGAACCTCCTGCTAAAATTATTCCTTTCATAGTATCAAAGATACAAAATTATCCCCAAGTCCTGAAGGGAATTATCTCTTTTATTATTTCCCCACGCTCACTCTTTATTATATGAAAATTAATGTCTTTTGGAATGTCGATGATTTTCAACCTTCCAATATTATCGTCATTTAACAAAGAGATGAACTCTTCATTAGTTCTAGCTTTATCTCCGTAAGAGAAATAACAAACATCATCTTCATGAAAAAAATAGTTCCTTCCAATTTTAGAAACACCATCACCCATGTCGGTTGCAAATTCTTTTGCACCTTCAAGGTCTGGATGGAACTTTCCTTTGTAATAAGTTTCTGCATCATATCGAACGATACAGGAGCTGTTGTTTAGTATTAGTTGTTTACAGATTTCATCATCTACATAAAAAGAGTATGCGGTACTAATTACGATCTTCATGAATATTAATTGTCGTATTAAAAAAGCGAATATAAGTAGATTGGATAACCTACACGAGTAAGTAACTATAAAATATCATCCCAGCTCGGTTTTTTTAATGTCACCTCAGCTTCTTTAGCAAAAGCGTCTGCATTTTTTTTGTTAATCTTGATTATTATTTCACAACTAAAAGTAGAAATCCTTTTCATCGAATGAATAGCAGATTCATAATCCAACATAAAACCCATCAACTTCCCTAGCTTTGTTTTGTTGGATTTGCAAGTTATTTTGTAGAAATTTCTAGACATTACTAAATTGAGTTAATTCAAACTTATTCTAGCTTTGTAACTTTATAAAGACGATCTCCGTCTCGGTTGATTAGTATAGAACCAATCTTCAGTCCTTTGTACTCAGAATTAGCTACCTGTTGATCAACAGGAGTGCTTAATTCCTTTTTCTCATGTTTTATGATGTCACCCATACTTTATTAAACGCAAAAAGATGTGATTTGTTACGACTACTCCTTCTTTTCAGACTTAGGAACAATCTTGTATTCAAAATCATCAGTCTTAGACATGATTTCACACTCTTCACTAACTACGCTTGAATATGAGTTATATTCTTTAGTCACTGAGATCAACCAATCTCCTTGTTTAAATATTTCGTTATCCTTGAAATTCTGCAACAAAAATGTCATGCCATCTTCTTCATCTGTAATATAAAAACAAATATCACTTCCGTAAGAGAAATGTCTTAATTCAGTACTTTTAATGTCGTAGAATGATGTGACTTCAGATGTTGGGACTAAATTCCCCAACAACAACCAACCAATAACTCCATGAATCAAAAGAGCAATAACTGATCCTGATATAAAGTCTTCTTCATCAAGTAAAAGACCGATTATCAAAGCGATCAATATTATTACTGTTATTACAACAAGTACAATCATAGTCCTATAAATTTAATTTCTGAATCAAAATTTCCACCATACCAATTAACTTTGCTTTCCTTGATAATTTGGTATTCTCCGCTTTGGTAAATTCTACACATTTCTTCATCGTGAAAAATCTCCACTTCTTCTCCATCCCACATAAAGATTGTATCATCTTTGTCTGTGAATAACCGAAAAGAACCATCCTCTTTAACAGTAGTCTCTCTAATTGTCCCTTTAGAAATGGAGTTGGGAATTAGAAAGGAGATGAAAACAAAAAAACAAAAACCAAAAATTGTCAATCCTTTTTCTTCTATATCTTTCCACTTAGTGATCAGATAAAACAAAATACCAAGAGACAATAGGCAAGTACATATGAAAAATATCATTCTGATAATATTGATTAGAAAACAAAGATAATAAATTTTTCTTTATGAACGAAATTGACTATATTTGCCCTATGAAGAAAGAGTCGATAAAGGGGAGCGTAATAAGAGTAGTTTTTGCAAGTGATGAAAATGATTTTCGCATAGTTAGAGTAGATGTTGGTAACTCCAAAGAACAGTCAGTATACCTTAATCACAGGTTTATAGAGCAAGGGGACTTCTTTGAGTTCTTTGGTGTTTGGGACGAACACCCAGTGCATGGAAGATATTTTAAGGCAGCTGATGTCTTCGAAATATTACCTGACACCACAGCAGGAATCAGAAGTTATTTAGCATCTAGTCATTTCCCAAGCATCGGCCCTGTTAAGGCTGGTCGTATCGTAAAACATTTTGGAGAAGATACCCTTTCTATCTTCGAAACAGAAATTGATCGATTAACAGAGGTTAAAGGAATTTCAGAAAAGATCAAAGATGTTATTGCAGAAAAGTGGAAGTCAAACAAAGAGTATAACGAAGTAGACATTTTTCTTCAGTCTCATAAAATTAGTGCCAAGTTATCTGGAAAAATTATCGACCATTACCAGCACAACTGTATCGCACAAATTAAAGCAAACCCTTACGACCTTCCGAGACACATTGAGGGAATCGGGTTTAAAAGAGCAGATCAGATTGCTATAAGTTTAGGGTTTGACTTAAACTCACCATTACGTTGTGAGTCAGCAATTCTATACGTATTATCTAAGTCAGGCTCTAAAGGACACACTTACTTAACTTATGATCAAATCAAATTGTCAATCCATGAACTTTTAGGTCAAGGATCGGAAGCTCAAGTTGACACTTTACTTGAAAGTCTTGAACAGGCTCATGAAATCAAGACTAGAGATTTGGGTGATGAGGATATGAGATATTACAACAAGAAGTCTTATTATAGTGAGAGATACGTTGCCAGAAAACTGAAGCAGCTTAATAAAAATAGAAAGAATTATACGATTAACGAAGAGCTTGTTGATCTAAAGAATCTCTCGGACGAACAGAGAGATGCTGTAGTGAATGCTTCACAAGGGGGGGTGGGAGTTATCACAGGTGGACCGGGTGTGGGAAAGACCTACTGTACAAAAAAATTAATCGACATCCTAGATCACATTGACGTTTCATACTGCCTAGCAGCCCCAACTGGTAAAGCTGCCAAGAGAATGAGACAAGCCATCGGAAGAGATGCTCAAACCATGCATAGAACTCTTGAGTGGGATTCTGTAAACGGAGGATTTCTACACAACGAACTCTATCCTTTAAGATTCAAATTCTACGTACTAGATGAAACCTCAATGGTAGATATTCATTTAGCTGCTGCCTTCTTAAAAGCTGTTCCGCCAAATGCCCAAATCATCTTTCTTGGAGATGTTGATCAACTCCCATCTGTTGGAGCTGGGAACTTTTTTTCTGACATGATTGAGTCGGGAGTTATCGATGTTCATAGATTGACTAAAATTTTCCGCCAAGGAACAGAGTCTCAGATTGTAAAATTTGCTCATCAGATTAACAACCAAGAGCTTCCTATTATTGATTCTCCTTTAGAGAACAAAGGACTATGGGAATCGGATGTAGACTGCATGTTTATTGAATCTGGAATGGGCGGTCAGTATGAAGACAGAAAAGACTTTCCTACATGGAACTCTTTAAGATATGGACTGAACATAAAACAGATGGTTGAGAAAGTTTATCGTGAAACAATTCCAAAGTATCATGGAAACCCAGATGACATTCAAGTGTTGATTCCCATGAAGAAAGGAGGAGTAGGGATTATTGAGATGAACAGATACCTTCAGGAAAAAATAAACCCACCGACTGCAATTAAAACTGAGTTTACTTCTTTGGATAGAATTTTTAGACTGGGAGATAAGGTGATTCAGACTAGAAACAATTACGATAAAAATATCTTCAATGGAGATGTCGGAAGAATTGTTCACATTGATCTTGCTAACCCAAGAAACCCAACCATTCAAGTTAATTTCGATGATGAGATTGTAGTTGAATTAAAAAACAAAGACCTCTTTGATTTAGAGCTTGCTTATTGTTTAACAATTCATAAATCTCAAGGTTCTGAGTATGATTATGTAATCTTACCTATCATGCAACAGTACGGAAGAATGCTTTACAAGCAACTGATTTATACAGCACTTACTAGAGCCAAAAAAAGAGCTATATTCATTGGTCAGAATTCAGCTCTTGAAATAGCAGTGAATAATGCTGACTCTAAAAAGAGACAGAGTTCACTAGATGTTTTATTGAGAAGCGAAGATGAACAGCCTGTTGAATCAGAGTCTGATTTGGAGAGCTGGGGGTGGGACAAGAATTAAGCCCCCATCAACACCACGTAAATTGCGAAAGTATCTGGCGATCCAATCTTTTCCCAAGCGCTATCTATAGAGCTTACAGGGTCGTTAGAAAAGGGGTGTGCGTTTTCTTCCCGATAGTCTCGGTACATTATAGGAAGGTTTAAAGTACTGTGTTGTCTTAACGCAGCTGGAACCTTATCTCTTTTTTCAAAAAGCTTAGTAATGTGACTCCCATCATTTGCAACCAAACTAGAAATAGCTGTTACGGTTGGGTTGATTATATTCGACACTCCAAAAAATTCTTTCATTTCTTTTAGAGTCCCAGAAAAAACAAGTTTATCCAAAGATAGGTTTTTAGGTATTTCTTGGTCAATAATTGTATCGTACCAAACGTTCTCCTCTACGTATGCTTTATTTAATAACAGTTTCATATATTCTTTTCCCAAATATCTACTAAAGCCTCAACATCTTCTTCACCGATGTATTCTCCACATTTAACTTTCATAGCTGCAATGAAATTCTCTCGATTAACTAGGTTATAGAATTCCTCTAATTGATCCTCTACACTCTTAGTAATGGCTAATCGAAAAGCTTCTTTATGATCTCCTCCGCCATAGTCCATGATATCTGTGTAATACTTAGATGAGATTATTTCATATTCATCATAACCAATTTCATAATCCTCGACTAATCTGTTAAAATTATTCTCGCACATTATACAGTACTCATTGTATGTGAAAGCTTCATATCCTTCTTCACCTCCAAGGTCTTCTAAAGTTTTTTCAATAATTGAACTTGTTACTTCAAGTCTTTGTTTCCATTCCTCTGAATCAGCAACAAAACTTTCTTTATAATCTTCCTGTAATACACTGTAGTCAATCTCCTGCTCCATCTCCTTTATTAGTTTTTTATAAATTTAAGAAAGTCATCAGAAAGAGAAAGTAATTTGTCATTTGCTAAGAACTCCATCATTCTAGCACTCATCTCATTCGACAACCTCTGTTGCAAAGATACGAATTTATCTTCACGCTTTGTCACTAAAAGCTCAATATATCTATCTTCCGTGTACTGCCCAGTGGCGATTAGAGAGTCCTCTAACGCAAATGCCTCATTCTCTGTAGGATACACAGAATAGAAATCTACAGTACTATCTATAACCTCTGAAATCGCATAATAGCAAACTCTACAAAAAGCATTATAACGGTACGGGGGGAATTTTACGTCCTGTTCTTGACAGAAGTCTTTTAGGATATCATTGAAGGTGAGCATCTTCGTTTTCCATGAAGGCGCACTTGATATAAAGTCTTTATGAAATTGATCTTTCAGACTTCGTATGAGGGTTTCTTCTTCTTTTAATTTCTCACATTCATCGTACATATGTCTATAAATAGTCTTTAATGACCAAATATAGACTGATACATCTTTTTGAACTTATCTTTAACCTCATTGAGAGAGTTCTCAAACTTCTTGTAGGCAAACTTGAATACAATATACCAAAATACAATTAGAACAGAAAATGTGATAGCAGCTGGAATCCATCCAAAGAAAAAGAAGACTACGGATGCAATTGTAATAAATACTGCCCAGCTCCATCTGAATAATATGATGAAATCAAGAAAATTCTTATGAGTTGAGGGTTCAGAAAGGATGTAACGATATTCTATCGGAATATCATCTCCTTCTTTTCCTATATTCTTCTTTGACCAAAAAAACATGTTATATAGTTTTTAAATCACGATCCAAATCTCTCTTCTGATCCTTGGCTTTAATCGAATCCCTTTTGTCATGGATTTTCTTTCCTTTACCCAAAGAGACTTCAACCTTAATTTTATGCTTATCATTGAAGATAACCTTTACGGGAACAATAGACATTCCTTTTTGTTCCATTTTCCCTTTCAAAGCAGCTAACTCTTGTTTCTTCATTAAAAGCTTTCTTTCTCTATAAGGCTCGTGGTTATTCTTTCCTGCTGGTTTGTATTCTGGAATGTACAACGATTTCAAGTAGAGTCCGTCTTTCTTAAAATAACAATAGGCATCGCCAATGTTACCTTTACCTTGACGTAAAGATTTCACCTCGGAACCTGTAAGCATTATACCAGCGGTGTAGTGCTTAATCAAGTCGTAGTTAAACGATGCTTTTCTATTGTTTAAAAGTGTTCTCATAATCTGAAATTAATAGTTATCTGTTGCTACCACAAGATCGCTCAATTCTTTATCTGTTAATTCTCTAGCTGTTGCTTTAGGATCATACTCACCCCATCTTAAACTTACTTTCAAAAGAGCTGCTTCCTCATCTTTAGCAAAAGTGTAATAAAACTGAGGAACCGTAGTCTCTTTTAGGCTAGGTCTGTTAATAAAAAAAAGTTTCAACCCTTCTTTCATAACTTAAAGTCAATTAAACGCATCTGTAAATCAACAGATACACATTCTACTTGTACAACGTCTCCGAGAGTCAATTTGTTACCATCTTGCCCTTCTATTCTGAAGTTTTCTTCATCTAAAGAGTAACCATCTTCATTCAAGACTGCTTGAGGAATAAGTCCTCTACACCCTGATTCAGTAAGTTCAACATAGATTCCCCACTTCTTAACATCAGTTAATATGGCTTCAAATTTGTCTCCAATTTTATCACTCATCCATTCAGCTTGCTTGTAAGCAACTGATTCACGCTGAGCATTTGCTGCATATACTTCTTTCGAAGAACAGTGTTTGCTTTTAGCATCTAGCTTGGAGACTTTAATCTCTCTTGTTCCAGTTAACTTCTCGTGAAGCAACCTGTGAACCATCATATCTGGATACCTTCTAATTGGTGAAGTAAAGTGAGTGTAGAACTCAAACCCTAAACCATAGTGTCCGATATTAAAAGGAGTATAATAAGCCTTACTCATAGTCCTGACCAACAAAGTACTAACCATTGTTTCCTCTGGCATTCCCTTAAGATCATCCATAATCTTATTGATGGACTCCTTAGTAGCATCTCCACCGCTTGTGTCTAGTTCATAACCCATCTTGTCCAGAAAGACTTTAACCTCAAACAATTTCTCTTCCGCTGGTTCATCGTGTGAACGATAAACAGAAGGTCTGTCTGATATAAATTTAGAAACCTTTCTATTCGCCAGTAACATTAAGTCTTCAATCAACTGGTGAGCATCATGAGCATCATCATATTCGATGTCAATGACTGTGCCTTCTTTGTCAAGAATAAACTTAGGCTGTCTTGAGTGAAACTCTAACGCCTTCTTCTTCATTCTTTCCTTACGGAGGTTCTTTGATATCTTATCACAAGTTCTCACCACCTCTGCGGTCTTCTCCTCAAACCCTTCACAACTTCCGTTATCAATCATTTCTTGCGCCTGAGCATAATTTAACCTAACATTGGATCGAGTTGCTGTTCTAGAAAATTTCTCATTTCTTACTTTTCCTTCTAGAGAGATTTCACACATATAAGAGAATGTGTACTTATCTTCGTCTGGTCTTAAAGAGCAAACTCCATTAGAAAGACTTCTTGGTAACATAGGAATAACCCTATCCACCAAATAAATTGAAGTAGCTCTTTGATAAGCTTCTTTATCTAATTCAGAATTAGGTCTCACAAAATGTGTTACATCCGCAATATGGATACCCAGACTAAACCAGCCATTTCCGATTGGTTCAAATGAAATTGAGTCATCGAAATCTCGTGCTGTTTCTGGATCAATGGTAAAAGTGAATGTGTCTCTTAAGTCAATTCTGTTCTTTACCTCATTCTCATCTAATTCCATTGGGATAGCATTGGCTTCCGCTAGAACTTCTTCTGGAAAATCTTCCTGAACATTGAACTTACTTATGATTGATTGAATCTCAGCCTCATGCTCACCACTCTTTCCAAAGATGTGAACAACTTTACCTTCTGGTCTCCTTTTCTTAGGATTCCATTCAAGAAGTTCTGCTTTAACTCGATCTCCATGACTAACGCCATTCTGATACTCTCTTTTAACGTGGAAGTCTGTACCTCCTATGTCAGGGATAAAGAAACAGGTCTTCTGTCTCTTATCTATTGTTCCAACTATTGTCTTGTTAGTTCTTTCAAGAACTGCTAAGATTTTAGCGGATAGTGTTGATCGGTTAGGTTGACTGATTAGTTCAACTCGAACCAAATCCTCGTGAAGAGCTTGTCTTCTGTCTTTTTTGGAAATGTAGAACTTAAATCCGTCCTCACTTTTAAACAATCCTGACCCGTTACCATTTTTATGGTAAAAAGTTCCTTCTATTACATCTCCATCAAAAAATTCTTTCATTTTATTTCTTTTCTTGGGCTTTTCTTAAAAGCCTAATGACATCCCAAGCGTCTGACAAGGCAATGTGAGCAACTTGCCCATCTATTCCTGCTCTTGTTTTACAGACACTCATATCTGGTAACTCTCTATCTTGTCCCCAATTTACAAAGTAATGAGCTGGCTCTATACCTCTTTTTTGCATTTTAATGTATTGATCAAAGGTTGGGAATTTTCCTAAAAACAATCTATCAAATACATCAAACGATTTTCCTGCTACCGTAACATTTATTTGCGGGGCATTGGCAGTCCATAACTTTGACTGCTCTGTGTATCCAAAGTAGTGTTGTATAAGGAAGTTATAAACATTGGGAATTAACTCCTTTGGTTCAATAATCTTATTCTTTTGCTTAAAGACTTTCTTCTTCTGAGCTTCAGCGTTTGGAATTCTATGATAATCCGATAGAGTCTTAATGATTCTAGCATTCATATCTAAAGCAACGGGGTGACCTTTGATTTCCGAGTGATTAATTAAACAGGAAAATTTTGGAATATCGTCATAAGAGAGCTTTCTATCAGTGTTTTCTACTATGGCTCCGAACTCTAATATTGAATCTCTGTTATGGCTTACACCAGTTGTTTCTAAATCTATCGATACGTACTTAATGATTTCTAATTTTTAATTTATAATTGTGTATTGACCGTTTTTAATCTCTACGTTAGTTAGCACAAAACTACTATTAATTGCTTGAACAAACAAATCGAATGCCTCCTTTTTTTCTAAGACCACGACTTCAACTGGTTTTACATTCTTGTTCACCCATTGAATTTTATCCCACTGATTTCCTCCATCTTTCCCAATTTCTTCTTTACTCCTTACAAGGGTAAATTCGCTTTTTATTTCTATAAAAGTGTTTTCATACTCAAAGTCTGGAGTATACCATCCTACAGGGGTTTTTATTTTCTTCTTATTCGGTAAAGGTAACGGTAGATTTTTGTTAATTTTATCTTGAAGATAAGCTACTTCATATGAGCCAAGAACATTGCCAATTTTTGTTTTAAAAGTTCTTGATTTCCCGATCACTGGAGTTCTTTCTGGAGAACCCCAAGACTCTCTACTTGCTTTTGATATTTTTTGTTTACTTGAAAGAGAGTGAGTTTTTCCAGAAAAACCATGAACAGCTCCATAAATTTGTCTTAACTCTTTACAAATTTCGCTTTTTGTCAATTTTGGAACACCCCATTTTTCTAACCAATATGAAATAGAGTTATCACTCCTATTAAATAGCCCTCCTATATATTTAGCCCCTCTTTGTTTTTTTGAGTAGAGGAATATTATTTCTTTTTTTTCCTCTTTAGAAGGCTCTCCTTTTTTTGAAAACTTTGAAGTTCTTAACTCTAAATCATTATTTTTCAAAACTTTTTTTACTGTATCCTCATGAATACTAAGTTCATTAGAAATCTCCTTAAGGTCTTTGCCCTCCTTTACATAAAGTTCTATAATTTTAGATGAACTATATTTTTTATCCCTAGAATTAGAAGAGTCATATTTTTTATTTCTTAGAGTTAAATTTGATTTTGATACCCATTTTTTTACAGTTGCGGGTGTAACTTTTAAGTCCTTTGATATCCTATAAAAAGATTGACCTAACTTATATCTCTCTACAATTTCCCTTCTTGTATTTTCATTAATTCTTTTTGAACTCATAGTATATTTTTACTATAAGTATTAAAGAATTAATGTCTCAAGGTCTATCGATACGTATTTCATCGTCTTCTAAATTTAGTTTGAGACAAAGATACGCATTTTTTATCTATTCTCTACCTTTACGTCAATTTTCATTGTCAGTGATGAGTTTTCTAAACGACCAATTTTTGACATTCGGTCATATGAAATAGTCTTAATTTCTTCAGACCCAAGCTCTTCGTCATGACCCTCTGTTTTAAGGTGGGAATTAATAGAGAATTTTGCTTTGACATAATCTGTGTCTAATAAGTCTTTTTTGGCTAAAAAGTTTTCTACTTGTCTTATAGCTAAACACCTTGCTATTAAACAACACATTTCAGCTTCCATATCTATCTCTGGGAGGAAAAAAACTGTTGGATATAGAGTTGCTGAAATCATAATATCAGTCTCTTCAATAAGAGACTCAAGATTAATCATAGCTATAGCTTCTCTAGGAGATATTTCCAGCTCTTTCACTTTCTCTTCATTATATCTACAAATATATTTTAAGGCATCTCCTGAATTTATTTCTCCGTAAACTCTTCTTAAGATAGGAAGAATAACACATTTAGCTCTTTGTGAAAAATGACCCTCTTCTTTCTTATCCATTCGTTTAGTTAGATTTTCAAAAGCATGAGCTAGTCGAATTTTTTCGTCTTCTTGAAGACCCTCTAACAAACCAGTTTGATCCCATTTTTTATATACAGATAATTTTTTCATTTTTTTCTATTTCTTTTATCAAAAAACCAATCTTGCAAAAATAGCAAAAGTTGGCAAGTACACATTACCGTAAAAACAACCCACCAATCAAACATCAAACACAACAAAGATACGGCAAAAAATATTGTTGCAAGAAATCTTCTAATCTCAGGAGGCATCTTGATATATTTTTAAATAAAAACGAATCATTGCTTCCGCTCCATATCTCCAAGTCACATCATTGTTTGCCTCCTTGTTAATACACACTGCATTATAGATCGAGAAACGTTGACGGACTCTAAAGCAATCTTCAGCATCGTCATCAACCAATAAATGAATTCCAAGCTCATGAATCATATCTGATTTCCAAGCACGGTTGGTGAAGTGAACTTTATCATGCTCCAGACCTAATTCATCTGCAACCTCATAAACCTTCTGATACTCTAATTTCTCTAATTGACTTCCAGCGCCTTCGAAATCTTTAGCAAATCTTCTGGTAATAATCCTGACATCAAAACCTCTTTCTTTTAATTCCAACAAAAACTCTCTGACTGCTTTATAATCAGCAGATGGTCTTCCGAAGAAATCTGTCTCTGAAAGTGTTCCGTCAAAATCGAATCCAACTTTCACCATTGTACTAGCAATCTCCTCACTTGTTAATTGTGAAAATAACACAGCTTCTTTTAAAGCGTCTATTCTGGCTTGAAGTTCTTTTTTATCTACCTGTACGTTACCGCCCTTGAAGTTAGCTACTTTTGGAAAGGCTGGATTTTGGTTTTTTTTACCGCTCATGGAAACAAAGTCTTAGTTTTTACGTTATAATAATGTAACAAGATACGAAACCATGAGCGAAGAATCAAGTGTAGCACCAGAATTTGCAGTTAAACCTATGACTCTTGAGAGAGTTCATAACATTCTCAGTAAACTTAAATCAGCTCCGAGCGGAATTCAAATGTCTACGGACAAGGATTATCGGTTCGAAGTAGTCGAGATAAATCACGAGAATGAAACAGTAGATGGATTCTTAGTCCGTTGTGGATTTATTCGTCCCGATACTAACTCTGGAGAAATGGGTGAAGGGTTTGGAAGATGGAATCACCTTCCAAGAAATGCATCAGTCAAAGCAGTTATTATGACGGCTTATGTCTCAATCAAACTTGTTGTTGAGCATGAAATGTTAGAAGCATTCGAATATCAAAATGAAAAACTCTTTAATCCACATAAAACCTTAGAAGAATTAGCATATCCAAAAAAGGTAAGTTCTGATTTATAAAAACTTTTAATACTTATTGATGGAGGCTTTTGAATTAATGGAAGTTAAAATTAATAAGTATGGAAAAGAAGTTTTATGTTTATGTATATCTCGACCCTAGAAAAAAAGGAAGGTTTACATATGAAGATTTAGATTTTTGTTTTCTTTTTGAACCTTTTTATGTTGGTAAAGGTACTGGTCTAAGATATAAAAGACATTTATATGATTGTGAAAGATTTAGTAACAACCATAAGTCTTCTAAGATTGAAAAGATTAGAAATGAAGGGCATGAGCCTTTTATCACAATATTAAAAGATAATTTATCGGAAAAAAAATCTTTCCAAATTGAAAGCAAAGTGATATCTTCTATAGGTAGAAGTTCTACTAAAGAAGGTAGTTTGACAAACTTCACTCTTGGAGGTGAGGGTTCTTCTGGAAGGAGAATGTTAAAAGAAACTAAAGAAAAAATAAGAAAAAAAGCTTTAGGGAGAAAACACTCCAAAGAAACTAAGGCTAAAATGAAAAAAAATAATACTGGAAGGAGGAATCCCAATTTTGGTAATAAGGAAGATAAAAGTTGTTGGTACGGTAAAAAACATTCCGAAGAATCGAAAGAAAAGATGAGTAAGAATGGAAAAGGAATTTCTAGGAAAAGAGAGTCAGGGAATAGATTGAAAAAAGAAACCAAAGAAAAAATTGGAATTTCTAATTCCAAATCAGTTACTATTATTAAAGAAAATGGTGAAAAAATAATTTTCTCAAAAATGACTGATGCAATTAAATTTTCTGGATTAAAAAGCTCTCAAATCAATAAGTTAATTGAGAGTGGTGAGTTAAGTAAAAGAAAAAAATATAAATTCATAAAATGTCAGATCAAAGGGTAACAAGAAAAACAGCAGAACTTGCTAAAGAAAAAGATTTTAACGAAAGCACTTATGCTCATTGTTGGGTAAAGACTTTGGATGGAGAAATTATACACAACTCCGAAAGAAGAGATATTCCTGAACATGACAGAAGTAAAACTCACACCCTTCAACCTACGCAAACTCATTTACAAAAATGGTTGAGAGAGAAACACGGGATTGATATGACCCCGTTTCCTGAAGGAACAGGAGATAATAAGACTTATAGCGTGGAGATAGGGGGTGACATTATTTCAAAAACTGTTCCCACAAACCTTAAATCTTTTGAAGAAGCTTTTGAAATAGGTCTACAAGAAGCTCTGGGGTTGATTTACTAATAAATGAAAAATGATAGAGGAAGAAGAGATAATTAAAATCGTAAAAGACAATATCAAAAGCAGTTCACGTTCCATTCATAAACGTGACTTGAAACCAAAAAAATTAATCGAATCCCTTGATAATCAATTTATTTTCTTATCTTTGGACGGTGAAACGATGAGTTATCGACAAGTTTATGTTGGAGTTCAGAACTTAATAACCAATAATTTACTAGGAGAGTCGGGTTATTAGGCATCTTTATAAAAAACAATGGCTAATCAGAAAGACATACAAAGGGATTTAATCCCAATATGCTGTCAGTTCTTCGGAATTGAAGCTGAACTTTTCCTTTCCAAAAGAAAGCCAAAGGAAGTTGTCCGTGCCAGACGTTTTGTTATGGCTTGCCTAAAAGATGATGGAAAAAATTTAGATGACTCCCAAGTAGGAGATATCATCAACAGACACAGAACTACAGTCATCCACAATTTAAAGAAACACGAAAGTTTCAAGGAGTTATATCCTGACTATAGAGATGATTATACAGAATTTAGGAATTTCATCAATGAAAATTTTGTATTTTAAAAAATAGTTGTATATTTACAACTGTAAAGCTCGCTATTATTTATTAGCGGATCATTACCGAACGAGGGTTCGCTACCCTCCGACTCCACCAAGGAAACAATGGTTTCCAACTATAAAATGGGGTCGAACGGATTTGACGGGATGAAGAAGTTAACGAAGAGAGTTTACACGTCTATAAACGACAACACAATTAACACAATTGCTGCTACTTTCACTCCAGCGAGTGCCGTAGCGCAGCCTGTTGCTCTTGCAGCCTAACAGGTACGAAAAAAAGAAAGGGAAGTCTCAGATTTCCCTTTTTTTATGCCCTAAAAAATAAAGTTGTCAACAGCTGCAACATTTCTCTTAAAATTACGTATAATACCTGTAACACACTAATTTTAAAACAAACAACACATGAGGCAATTAAAGATTTCCGCACAAATTACAAACAGAGAAACAAAATCGTTTGAAAAGTACCTAACAGAAGTTTCTCAAGTTGGGGACACTATTACAGCGGCAGAGGAAGTCGAACTCGCCATCATTATCCAAACATCAAAAGACCCAAAAGCAGTTGAAAAAGCTGTTAAAAAATTATGTAGAGCTAATCTGCGTTTCGTTATTTCTGTTTCCAAACAATACCAAGGACAAGGAATGCCTTTGGGTGAAATTGTTAATGAAGGTAATCTTGGAATGATCAAAGCGGCTTATAAATTCGATCATTCGAGAGGTTTTAAATTCATTTCTTATGCGGTATGGTGGATACGCCAATCTATCCTGCAAGCAATTGCCGAGACAGGTCGTCCAATCAGACTTCCTTTAAACAAAATTACAGAACTCAATAAGGTCAAGAAGATTCTGAATTCAATAGAACAACATCTTGGTAGACCTGCTACCATTTCAGAGATTATTCGTGCTTATGCTAGAAACGAAATGGTCAGTAGCTTTAAAAAGCAAGGAATTTTATTATCGCCAACTGAAGAAGAAATTACCGTTGCAGTTGACTCTAGAGATTGGAAGTCTCTCACTGATCTAATCGAAAGACAATCAAAAAGAATCAGCAGTTTAGATGAGTTCGCAAACGATGAAGATCAAAGCGCAACTATCGGAGACTTAATGGCATCGGGAGGATTCGAGGAATTAAAGTCTGAATTAAATCAGGCTGATTTGAAAATCATCTTAGAAGGAGTTATGAACAAGCTTCCCGAAAGAGAGCGTTACGTTTTAACAAACTGTTTCGGTATCGGTGGAACAGAACAAAAGTCTCTAGAAGAGATTGGGTTTAGGTTAGAGCTGACAAAAGAAAGAGTTCGTCAAGTTAGAGAAAAAGGCTTGAGAAGAATGAGAGTCTTGGATAAATCAGGTCAACTTACTCAGTTTATGAATTGAGTTTTGCTTCTAAAGAAATAATACTTATCTTTGAGGCACATGAAAAAAGTGTTTAAATTAGGTTTAGATTTACATGGCGTTTCGGATAGAGCAACTGATTTTTTCTCTCTGATCACAAAACTTCTTGTGGATAATGGTCACGAGGTTCACCTTATGACTGGCTCACATAAAGGAGAGAGATTAGATCAGCAGCTTGAAGCCGCTGGCGTAACCTATACGCATCTTTTTTCAATCTCAGATTTCTTGTACAAGAGCGGAAACCCTGTTCGATATGACGAGAATAACAATCCTTGGTTTTCTGATGAAGAGTGGAACGAAGCCAAGTCTATCTATGCTAAACAAAAAAAGCTAGACCTTTCATTTGATGATACAGAAGTATATGGAGACTATTTCGAGTTTCCGTTTGCCTTTATAAAAATTGACATGAAAGATGAAAAAGATACTTGATTTTCTCTTTCTTTGTATCTATTTTAGAATATGAAGAAAGAGATCATTAAGAACCTACTAGAGGATTTGTATACAATCTACAATCCTGACCATTTAATATACATTGATCAACTGGTTGACAAATACCACCAAATGCCTACCGAAGCAATTGAGATGGTTCTAATCCGATACAACCACCCCAATTTTGATCACTACGATGAAGATAAAGCTACGCCAGAGTATATTGAACAATTGATTCAAGATTATGCTGTTGGAAACAGAACTCTTCAAGGATTAGACATTCTGTCTGATTCCGTAAACAAGAGACAAGCGGAAGAAAAGAACAAAAGAATTCAAGAGGAAGAATCTCAAAAAGCTATTTCCGAAAAAGAAGAATCTGCTAGAAGAGAAATTCAAGAAGAGAAAGAGAAGCTCCAAAAAGAACTTGATGAAGTCAAGAAGATTAAAGAAGAGATTTCTAAATTTAAAGAAGAGGAGCCTAAAATTGTTGAAGTAGAGAAAAGCTGGGAGAATGATCTTGATGTTTCAATTCATCTCAACTATAAGGAAGAAGAGGTTATACTTCCCAACTCTAAGTTCCTATCTAAATTGGGTATCGGAGCTAGAATAGTTACCACAACAAAAAGTGGCAAAGTAGTCGGTTTATCAATCAAAGATATCGTGTTTGATAACACAACTGTTGATATCATCGGCAAGCCAAGTGTTATGATTTTTATTGATAAGGAATGAAAGGTTTAATAACAAAAGTAAAAAATCCCAAAAGAAAGAACATTGTTCTCTACTATCAAGAAGAACTGGATAGAAATCTCAAGCTCTTTCAAATAGAGTGGGAACCCATGAGCGAATCTCAAATAAATTACATAGAACGTACCGAGAAGAATGTTTATTACGCACCCTATGTTTTAGGATATGCAGAACATCTTACTCCAGAAGAAAAGATTAAATTAGAGAAAATAATTGCAAGCGATAGGAAAAAAGCAATTAAAGAAATAAAAGATGCACAGAAGGAGCAAGAAGCAATGATTAATGCTGTGGAAGCACTAGGCTCTAAAGAAGATAAAAAGCCTGTTAAACGAGCTAAAAAACCTGTTCTCGCACCGAAAGAGACTCCTGTTAAAGAAGTCGTTCCCACTAAAAAGCCAGTTGTTAAGAAAACAGCAACGAAGACACTTATTAAGAAGGTTCCAGCGAAAACGTCAGTCAAGAAAACTCCTGTTAAAAAAACACCTGCAAAACCAGTAGCTAAAAAACCTGTAGTGAAAACTCCTGTTAAAAAAACGGCAACAAAAAAGCCACCAGTTAAAAAACCAGCAGCTAAGAAGCCTGTTGTCAGAAAAAAAGTGGTTAAGAAAAAATAGTTTCTCTAAGAAACTTTATTTTTAAATTATAGCAATCATCTTTAAAAGTCCATTTCCCATTTCCGTCTGGGTCAACCTGCCCTTTCTCTCCAAATATTGCTTGCTTGAAGAAATCAGTTTTTTTCTTATAACCTAAAATATAAGCTTTCTTCTTATCTTCCGTGATTCGAACAAAAACATAAAAGTTACAATCTTGGGTTGTATTAAAAGCAGAGATTGAACAATTGTATTCCTTGCTAGGTTTAACTGTGGTTCTTTTGGTTTTAACATCCACTTTATCCCCATCAATGATTAAGTCGTAATCATAATTGTTAATAAACTCACACTCATAGTGTTTAGTGTAGATATCATGAACGATGATCTCACCTAAAGCTCCATAGATATTCCCTTTTCCTTTTGTAATAGACCCTCTCAACGAAACATCCTGAAGGACTCCGTAGTGTTTTTCTGCACGTTCTATTTGTTCTTTTGTAATTTCAATTGTCAACATTTATTATTAGTCATTTTAGTTTTTAAACCTCTTGTTCACTCATTTCTGGAACTTGATAAGCAATTTTTTTTGATAAATCCCAATTGGTCTTAATAAAGTTTATTACATCTTCTGGATCAACATATTTGTAAAAAGCAATATTTGGCCCGTGATTCTCCAAATGAACAACCCAAACCCCATCAAAAATTTCTTTCATTCCTAAAAGACAATTTAGAGAACACTCGTTTGATCCACACTCAAACGAAAACTGCTCTCGTACTGGAATGGAATCAGAAAAATCTTCCGATGGTGGACAGTGAAAATGAATAATTGAATGAACCTTATCTCCTAGCTCATTGTAGATCATTTGCTGTGTATGCTCTCCAACAGATGCCTTTCCACCCATCACTGCAATGTCGCCATCAGAAGCAATAAATATCTTTGACATTCCTTCCGATAATACGTTGTTATGATTAACCTTTCTTACAGAAGATATTCTTTGATAAGGTTTATTTTGAACCACACAACCAAAATGACCAGCAGTCCTTCCTTTAAACTCCTTAAAAGCACCATGCTTAATCAAGCCACCCAAAACAGGTATGAAGTTTTCTGGTATTAAATCCTCTTCATCTAATTTTAGAGGATCAGCTTTTACACCATCAATCAAGGTTGTCCTGTTAAAGGTTAGATTTAGACGATTCAAAATCATCTCACACAACCCTTCAATAGCCTGTCCTCGATCATCGTACTTATATGGATACTCTTCTGGAGTGATAACCATATTTTCCTTTCTAACTATATCATTGGCAAATACTAAGTTAGAGCTAGTTCTTTTTAATTGAGCTAAACCTTTTTGATAAGTCTCAGAGAAAGGGATGTCAGCCGTAGCTTTAAATGACACCAAAAATATATCCTTTCTTTCGTTTCTGATTGAGTCAATTATTTTTTCGTCAGAAGCCAAATGTAAGCTCACATGCAAAGAAGAATCGAATCTCTTTTTGAAATAACCGTCCGCAGATATTTCAGACCAAAGAATCTTGTTTATGTATGGATCAGGATCAACAAAATCAACAGAGTCTGCAACGAAATCTGTAACAGCCGAAGCCATAACGATACACCTTGTGCTTTCTTCTTTCTTAAGATAATCAACCACCTTCCGAAGGTCATCATTGCTCTCAATCCAGTTAACTCCAGCTTTTTTACAGACCTCAGCGTACTTTAATTGAAGACCAGTTCCTTCGTAAGACATGAAAGAACTAAAAGCCATTGCGGTAGGCATTAAAATAACTTCGTACTCATCTTGATCAACTAAGTGTCGATACATGTCAACCCCCACAGTACCGTAAGCTGGTGCGCATAAAGCAAAATGTGGCGCTACTTTATTAATTGTTCCTCCGCAGAATATGTATATTTTCTTTTTCATTTCGTTATAATATCAAAACTAATAATTTCTAAATCATCTTGGATAACCCCTTCATTAACGCTTCCGATAGCTCTCATTCCGATATCAAAATCAAAATCTTTTAACTCTTTCATTTCTTCAACATCACTTACTAAAGGGAACAAGACATCTCTTATGAATTCAAAATCTTCTCGTTCAGGATGTCTTTCTTTCGATTTCTCAATAAACTCCTCTGATTTTTTAGAAGTATCAGAGTTGTAAACCTCCAAAAAGTCTTTAACTTCAAACTCTTCTTTTCTATTTGCATAAACGTAAGTCTTCAACTCATCCTGTACTTTGTTTGCAACTAGCTCTAAATCCTCTAAATCCTTTACCATAAAACAAAGATAAAAAAAAATTATATCACCGCATAGAGATATATCAAAAGAAGTATCGTGACTACGAATGCATCCAAGTAACCTTGCTTGTTGGCGCTCTTTATAGAGCATGCCGCATGGTCTCCATCGAAAGTGGGGACTCCACAGAATTTACAATATCCTTTAGCTATCTTTTTCATCTTTTTAATAAATAAACTTTGATTTTGGAAAAAGCAACTATATATTGTTGTATTACGAATGTATTACACAATAAATAAAATTATTAAACTATGAAAAGCAGCCCGACAAATGGAAAGTCACTATTGAAAGATGGATGGCAAGTGGAGGAAATTAACGGAAGAAAAATGCTTGCAATTTACGAAAGTGGAGAGAGGATACAACTTCACGATCTAAACGATTTTTCTGAAACTCTTTCAGCGGAGTTAGAAACGAAAGCTGGGTTAATAGATGGAGAAAAGCATTTGGAAAGTTTTCCAAATTTCTTGTATCAAGTGGATTTCAGCGAATTTATCTCGGAAGATCAGACTTCCTATAAATTCAATGATCCTGTTATAAGAACTATGCTGGATTCGTTTTCTACAGAAAAATTCTTGCTCATTGTCAAATCAAGGCAAGTATATATGACGACTGTTCTTTGCTTATATTCTATTTGGAAGGCTGCGGTTCATGGTGATAAAATTGTCTATCTAGCGCTGAATCAAGATAACGCTAATAGAGTAAAAGAGAGGATGGATCATATTATGAATTCACCTTCTGTTCTTAAACTACTATCTCTTAGAAAATCAGGCAGATTAAATGGAGATAAATTCCATTTCGCATCTGAAGGTACTATTAAGGTTATTTCTCCTTCTCCTCGAAAAGCAAAAGGAGAAAGTATTGATCTATTAATATGGGATGAGTCTGGCTTTACAGCCGATAGTTTTGAAGTGGCTGAGGCTGTACTTCCACAAGTTTCTTTTAGTAAGAAGGGTCAGATTATTATGGCTTCAACTCCTAATGAAAAAAATGGAATGTTCTATAAAGCTTACGCCTCAAGTAAGATATCAGAAAAAAACAGTAATTTCAAAGTAAACATTATAGACAAGGCAGTTGCTAGAAACTATAAATTTAGAAAAGAAGATATTATTCTTAAATTTAAAATCCCAGCTCTCTCAGATATCTCAAAATATAAAGTTGTTGCTCTTGACGACATATATTTTAGAGATGAGAAAGTTGTGGATAAATTTTCAACCATAACAATCAACCAGAAATACCGAGACAACATTCAAGCTGACTCTGAAACAGTTGACTTGCTGGTTTCTATAAAGATGCCATCACAGGAATCAAACCCTCTTATGGTCAACAGTGGATTCAATTATGATGTCACTAAGTACGGAATTGATTTTGCTCTAGTGGAGTTAGATTTTGCCCAAGACAGCAAAGCAAAGATTATTGAAATTCCTTTCCATCAAATTAAAAACAATGCACTGGAAAGTCAAATGATAAGGAAGACTCACCCAGCCTTAGATGACTTATCTAAAGAAGCTAGAGCTTTGGAGGATTTATTTTCTCCAGATAAGATTTCTGAGAAAGATGGATACAAAAAATTACCTAACGGAAAAGTTATATTTGACATGACTCGCTTTCCTAGATATAGCAACCCACATCAAATTCATTGTGAATTAAATTGTGAATTTAGAAAGATTCCTCTCAAGATTTCAAATGAAAATAAAACTATTTCCATGAGAATGAGTGGGGAAATGTTAGACAAGATCAACGAAAAGATCGATGAAATGTCAATTTTGACAAAGCGAGACATTAGCCTATCGGATTACCTTCGAGGTTTAATTAAAAAAGATTTGGATTAAAATAAATATTTACCTATATTTACTGAAACAAATTTAAAAAACTAATAGAATGTGTTGGATACTAATTGCAATTGCCGTTATCGCTTTAATCTGGGGAGTTAAGAAGAACTCTAAAGCAAAAGAAGCTAACGAAACCCTAGACTCAACTTTGAGTAGTCTTGAGGGATTAAGAAAAGAAAATGCTCAAATAAGACTTGAGCTTGGAGAGGCTAAAGAGTCTGTTAAGGTGAAAGACCAACAAATTTCTCGTCTTGAAAAAGAGATTGAAGCTTGTGGGTGTAGAAAAGTTAAGCCGCTAGTTGTCACTAAAGAAGGTGGTCTAGAGGATAGTGAAGCTGCACAAAGAACTGGAAGAATGCCGTTCTTCAATGTGTTTATTGGAGAAGATGGTCACTACCGTTGGAATTTTAAAGCAAAGAATAACAAGATCGTTGCTGATTCTGGAGAAGGGTATACAACCAAGCAAAATGTTGAAAAAGGCTTGAACACCTTGATTGATTCGATTAAGAATGAAGATTACAAGATCAAGTTCACAAAGTAAGAAATTACACTGCAAAAGAAAAGGAGCCATTGGCTCCTTTTTTTGTGTCTTATACTTTTTTGTCTTTTACAATTGGATGAGATCAAACTTTCTAGCTTTGTTTCCTCCTTTAATAACAGACATTCCTTGTTGAACAATTTCTTGATACTCCTGAATATGTTCGATCATCGGAGCGACTTTGTTTGCCATTGCTACGGACTGTAAGTCAAAATAGTGAACATGACTCATTAAAGGTGTTACTCGATATCCGTTATTCATTCCAATTTTACCAACAATGCCCAGCATAATACTTTCAATTAAAAGGCTTCTCTCATGAAATCCTTGACCAGCAATAAAATCATAACAGTGTTTCATGTAATGGAATTCTGCATCATTTTGAGAGAAATGGCTTACTCCCAAGTACCCTTTATATTGAGTTAAGGTCGAAATGTTTTCCATTGCTGAATTAAAGGATACTCCTTTTTCAATTCCAAAAGTAACCAGAAGCTTCTCTACGCCCTCTACGTACTTCGCTGCCGAGAGATTCATAGTAGAGTGAAGCATGTCGCCACAGCCCTCCTCATCACCTTTCATAAGCGTTCTCATACCAAACCCACAGAACAATATTGTGTCTGCACCAGTTTTCTCAATTATCTTCTCATAACATTCAGTCATAGAAGCGACTGATTGCTTCATAATAAGATAGAAAGGAACTTGTTCTTGATAAGTTTCCTCAAACCACCTTGAAGCCATCCCAGAAGGATAATGCTCCAAAGCTACTTTCATATTAGAGCCAACCATGAACAACCTATCCTTTAATAGGACTTGAGCTTCAGTTACTTCTGCTAACTCTTCTAACTGAAGGTTACTGAAGTTAACCATAGTTAACTCTTTGCCTTCAGCAGCTAATTTGTAATATAGAGGAAGGCAAGAGAGAATGTCAAAGTCTCCACCTGCACCAACCAAAAGAACCTTTTGTGAGTTGGCTATACGATCCTCAAAATCTTTTGAAAAATTCATAGTCTTAATTTTTAATTTTTAGAAATCTATCTTGCTTGAATTCATCCATGATAACATCCTCTCGGACAGCATCAAGAACTTCTCCTAACCAGTTAGTTCCTTTCCAGTTTTTCTCCCCCACTCTCCTAGCTTCTTTCTCGGATAACCCGATTCCCCAGACTTCATCATTTGGGGCTGCTTCAACTAATCTAGTGCCTGATGTAGAGATAAGCTGTTGCTTTAAGTCAAGGTTTTGTGTAAATTTATAATAGTTTCCTTGATAAACAATGTTCCTAGCATTTGCATCCCAAACAGGCTTACTAAATCCTTTAACGGCTCTTCCGACACTTTTAGCATCTCTAGGATGGTTTGCTTCGATTGCTTTCTGCATATGCTTTTCATCACCAAACAACTTAGCCTTGCCGTGCATCATCCAATGTTCAGCAGTTTTAAACTCAATTCCATCCACAACAAAACCTCTGTCATGCCATTGAGAAAAAGGGCTTGCACTCTTCCAAAAATATGTGAAATTCTTAATTTTCATTTTTTGCTTGTGTAATCTGATCAAAATACCATGTCATACCATTAAATCCACTTTCGTACATTTCATTAATAGGCTTTCCTAGCATTTGAGAGGTTATATAAATTTCTCCTTCTGCGTTAATCACTGTAACATTAACTTTTGCTTCTTCTGGAAGGAGACCTTCTCCTTCATGATTAATTTGTTTAACCATTTCATTAAATACTTCTTCAATAGGAAGTATGTCATGATCCTTTGCTATGTTAATCATTTTACCCTCAAGTACAGCGGTAGATGAAATTCCCAACTCCTCTTCAGTAATTAGTATTTCAACCTTATCTTCATTCGGTATTTTTAAATTCTCGTCCATTTCTCAATTTGTTTACAAGAACCATCGTCAAATAAATCAAAAACCAGAGGTTTATGTACTGGTCTATAATTGTCATCTAAGTTCGATGCGTTAATATAGGTAATTCCCCCAGAAATGTCAACACCTCTGCTTGTATGTATGTGACCAAACACATGCATTTTCAATTGCTTTAGACTAAAGCTTCTTATCTTTAGATCAGCACAACCAGTGCTGTTTCCTTTAGGGTTAACATCTAAATGACCCAACGGAGGACAGTGAGTTATCAATAACTCTACGTCATCTGGAATCAAATCCCAGCAAGCCTCTAAAGGCTTTCCTCTCCTAAGGTTAAAAGCCCAATCAAAGAATTCAGGTTGGTACGGAGAACCATACATTTTGATTCCATTCACCACAGCTGACTCATTCTCTAGATAGATGACATTTTCAGGAACAACATCTCTTGGGTTAAGAGTAGTTATTCGATTAAATTTTCTACCTTTTTCATATTTAGTCTTAGCGGTAGGATCAAAGAAAATTTCGTGATTACCAGCAACAACAACTTTGTTTGGGATTGGTAAAGCAGAATACCAATCAAAGAAATCGGTCACTTCATCCTCAAACCCAAGCATGGTAAAGTCCCCAGCATGAATTATTACGTCACACTGGGGAATACCAAATCTTTCCTCAATAACCTTATGTTTATTATGAGTGTCAGATAAATATGCTATGGTTGCTATTTTTCTCATTGTATTTCCACAGACCAACTTCCTTCTTTAACGATGTCGTCAGCCTCCATGTCCATTTCCATATACAACTCTAAGCCGTGTGCTATAATCTCATTTATAGTACCTTCATTTGGGTTGTGATTTTTACTTTTTTCGTACTTCACTTTAATTATTAACTCTTCCATCGTTTTAAATTATTTCGTCTACAACACCAAGAGCTAAAGCCTCAGATGAAGACATATACCAATCAATTTTCTTTTCATATATTTCCGTGAGCTTCTTCTTAGAAATTTTCGTCTTTTCAATCGTAATATCTTCAAGAATATCTTGTAATCTCTTTGTTTCTTCCACTCTTTCTTCCATGTCTTTCACTTTACCAAAAGCTCCACTAGATACTTGATGATATAAAGGCGTGGCTCTTTTGTAAGCAAATCTCTTATGTCCTGATATCAGAAGAATAAATCCACAGCTCATTGCTGCACCTGTAACGTAAGTCCAAACAGGAGTGTCGGAGTTTTCAACTACTGACACCAACCCCATACACTGGTAGACCATACCTCCGTATGAGTCAATCATGATCTCAATTGGCTTAGCTTTGTATTCCATATCGTATACAGGATATAGCTTTTCTAAAAGCCTATCGTCTCTGTTTATTTCAACAATTTTCTCCGTTAACGCTGCAACGGATTTTTGAGTAAACTGTTCTGTAAAAAACAATTTTCTTTCCATAGGTAATGGTAATGTTTCTGCCATCTTTATTTGTTTTATATTAGTTTGTTTTTATTTGTATTCAAAATATGTATACTCTACATAATTGAATTCATTCCTTCTCTCTACGACTGATGCTTTTAGTTTATCTGATATGATCAGCATGTGGCAAAAATCGTCTTTCTGTTGTATCTCCCGCCTCTCAACAAAAGATTTTGGGTGAGATGGGTTGATACCCATATTGTCAATAACCTCCTTAAAAAAGACCCCAACAAGGTCTTTTGGCTCTCCTCCCGTAATATAAACTTCTTGTCTCAAAAGGTAAAATAGATAACTGCTGCGACAAGTATCAACCAAACCGCTATTTTACCCCAAGATATTCTATAGATTCTCCAGCTTTTAAAACCATGACCAATGATGCCATTATTTCCTGAACTAGATAATTCCATGAAAAGTGTTCTCAAAATTTTCTTCATAACTCTTTCGCAATATATCTCTCAGCTCCGTGAGAATCGATTTTCTGAATCGCTCTTACGGCTGAAGATGAAATATGTTCTAAACTTTTATCACAAAGCAAGAACATTACTTTGATTTCAGGTTTGTAATCTCGAATAAAAGCTAGCTGGTTTTGTTCATACTGAAGATCAGCTCCATTCCTTAAGCCTCTAACTAAAGTAACGTCATAACCATCTTTTTCTAATTTTGTCACAAAGTCGTGGAGAAATCCATCATAAGAACCAACATTCATACTTGGATTGTTATTTTTAATCTCTTTCTCTCTAGCAAAGTCAAGATTCTTCTTCTCTGGGTTTTTACCCAAAGCCAGAAGAACATTTCCTTCACCAAAAATTGCTTCGGCTTGATCATAAATGTTTTTATGCCCAATAGTTAAAGGGTTAAATGAACCCGCAAATATCGCTACTCTTTTCATAGTCTCAAAGATACAAAAAAAAAGGGACACTTCCGCATCCCTTCCCTTTTATATAAAAGTATTTATCTTATCCTTGATCGAATTCAATATTCACAAATTCCTCAAGAAGGACATCATAAGTAACATAGCAAGATGACCAAGAGCTTTGGTTATTACTTTCATTAGCATCGTTATGACTGTAACCGAAACAGAAATGAATTTCCTTCTCTCCAAACTCACATTCATCAATCTCTAACTCGAATTTTTCAAATTCATTATACCTGAACTCTAATAGTTTCCTAAAATGATCAGCTTCATACTTATGATCTTCAAGAGTCTTTTCGTTTTCTCGGAACAAATCCAAGAACATCTGATTGAAATCTATGTACTTTTTGAACTCCATAGCTTACTCTTTTTCAGCCCAAGTTTTCCATTCCATATCAGCCAAAGGTGAAGGAGTGAAACTTTTTGCTCTTGAAATAACATGGTCAATCGCACCATATGCCTTTGCTTCCTCAGCTCTTAACCAGTGATCTCTATCACAATCAGCGAAGATTGTTCCGATATCCTGACCAGTATGGTGTGCAATAATTTCATAAAGCTCAAACTTAAGCTTTTGTATTTCCTTATTGGTATTCTGAATGTCCGTTGCCTGACCATTAGCTCCTCCCATAGGTTGATGCTGCATAAGTCTTGAATATGGAAGAGCATATCTCTTTCCGTTCTCTCCTGCAATAGCTAAAACGTAAGCCATAGAAGCTGCCATTCCAGTTGTGGTTGTGGATACATCACAAGCAATTTCTTGCATTGTAGAGTAGATGGAGAGTCCATCATACACCGAACCACCGGGTGAGTTGATATAGATATCAATATCTTCTGATTTGTCTGTCTTTTCTAAATATAGAAGCTGAGACAAAACAATATTTGCAATCTGAGAATCAATCCCGTATCCTAAGAAAATGATCCTGTCTCTCATCAAACGTGAGAAAACATCGATCACAGCCATGTTTTTTGGGTTCTCCTCAATTACGTTTGGAGTCATGCCCATGATTCCATCCTTATGGGATATAATCTGGTGAGCATTGTTCATTTGGAGTCCTTGAAACCTCTCCATCCATTTAATGTAGTCTTCAGCCTCGGATTTTGTAACCCCGTTAATCGACTGAATGAACTTTAGATAATCATTCATCATGTTGAAAATATATTTTATAGTGAAATAATAAACTCTTTTTCTCTTTAACCATATCAGCAATACTTTCAGCATGCTTTAGGTTCTCTTTCATTTTTGGCACTTCATTTTCAAAATGATGATAGATGAAAGTGCTAGGGTTGTCGCAATCCAAGTAATAAGCATGCGGAATTACTTTATGTGTTTCTTCCGTAAACTGATATGTACCTGCATCTTGGAATATAACCATTTCCTTCTTCTCTAGGAGCTTCTTATCCAATTCTAGGAACTCAGTGACATCTACGCCTAAATCCCCCGAAAATACCACCTTAAAATCAGTCTCAAGCAATGTGAGAATAAAACCTGAAGTAGGAAGTTTGGGGAAATGTAAATCAGTAGTGTTGAAGTGATCCAATTGGAGTGATGGGAAATCTTTAGAAAAATCTTCCTCCCAGTAATGGTCTAATTGAAATTGCTCATACTCATGATTACAAACAGTAATCAAGTATGTCGTTAATTGATGGCTGATTGCTGGATGACAAAGAAGTTTTAATTTCTTCTTATGGATAAACCAGTTCTCATATATCAATGTAGACAATGATCCTATATGATCCTCGTGAGTGTGAGTAATATAAACCCAGTCAATTAGATCGGTTAAACCCCGCTCCCGAAGTTCTCTGTAAACCAAAGACCCGCAATCTACTAAAAGATTTTTCTTACTTTTCAAATCTCTAACTAGAAAGCTGGAATTACCTTCAACAGTTGAAAACGCCCCACCATAACCTAGAGGGGTTATTAGCATGAAGTTGTTCGCATAGCGAGAAATATCCTTAATGTCACTGCTAGTAATTGAGTGTGTAATTTGCATGACACAAATATAACACTTTTATTTCTAACGAGCAATGCCTTTTGATAAAAGATTGTGAAAATAATCTGAAGAAATTCGGTTGTGTTCATTAGGGCTTCCGATAGTCATGTGCATACCAAAGAAGGGGCGACCCAAGCCTAATTCAGACCTAATCGCCTGAAGCTCAGCTCGATCTTCCTCCACCACAGGTAGCCACCAAAAAGCGCCATTTGTACAACAATCTAAATCGATATTTAAATTTACTTTTATTCCATTATACTTTTTCTTTACCTCTTTCCATAGAGCTTCAGATTCAGTACGAGAATTTCCAGATATGTCTTTAATATGATCATTTATGAAAGTCACATGAGCGCCTCTTATTGACCTATTTAAATCAAATCCATATCTTTTTTTTATAAACCAAGAATAATATTCACAAACATCCGAACCAATTTTAACATATGCAATTTTCTTCCAAGAATCTTGCTTCAAGTGTTTATTTGTTTTATTAATTGGGTCAAAAACTATTTCCCCACTATATATAATTGTATTATCTGCCACCATTAGTACGTAAAAATTTAAAAACAAATATAATAAAAAAATGATTAAAAAGTGCAATAAATGTAATCAAAATAAAAATGTGTCACACTTTCATAAGCTTAAAAAATCTAAAGATGGTTATAGATCACAATGTAAAGAATGTAGAAAAAAAGACACAAAAAAATATAGAGATATAAATAAAGAAACATTAAACGAAAAACAAAAAAAATACTACCAAGATAATAAAGAAAAGGTGTTAGAATATCAAAAAAAGTATTCGCTATATAATAAAGAAGAAATTAAAAACAGAAGAAAAATATATAGAAATAATAATAAAGAAATAATAAAGAGAAAAAAGAAAAAATATTATCAAGATAATAAAGAAAAAATTCAAAAGTACCAAAACAACTGGGTTAAAACAAAAAAAGAAACTGATTCTTTATTTGCTCTAAAAATATCAATTAGAAGTTCTATTTCAAATTCTTTTAGAAATAATGGATTTTCTAAAAGATTAATAACAGAAGAAATTCTAGGATGTAATTTTGAAGAGTTTAAAGTACATTTAGAAAATCAATTTGATAGTTGGATGAATTGGGAAAATAAAGGATTGTTTAATGGTAAAGAAAAATATGGATGGGATATTGATCATATAAAACCACTAAACAATGCTGCTAATAAAAAAGAATTAATTGAGTTAAATCATTTTTCAAACCTACAACCCCTATGCTCTTACTATAATAGGCATATAAAATGGAAAAATTAATTATGCTTCTTCTAACTTTGATAATTTTTCACGAATGACTTGAGAAACAATTTTATTGTCAGCCTTACCAGCATAAGCCTTAGTAAATGCTCCCATAACTTTACCCATATCTCTAGCAGATGATGCTACAGTAGAAACAATCAAGTCAGATACAGCTATTTCAATTTCCTCTTGACTCATTTGAGTAGGAAGGAATACATTCAATATTTCGATCTCTTGTTTGTTTTGTTCTGAATCAACCACAGAAAGGTTCTTAACCATTCTCTTGATAGTTTCAAGTACAACCTTATCGTTTGGAGCTTCTTTAACACCATCAACAATCTTCGGTCTGAAATTAGGGTTTCTATCGATCTCTCCAATAGTGGTGTCGATGATTCCTTTTTTCAATGTATTTTTTTCTCTAAGAGCGTTCATTTTCTCTGCTCTTAATTGTTCGATTAGTGTTTTCATTTTCTTCTTATTTTCAAATGTTTGTAATTGTTCTTTTATAAAATTCATCCCAAATTGATCAATTAACTCGGATAAATGTTGTTTAAGGTATATCTCTTCTAATTCCATTCCGACCCACTCTAGCGAGTGTCTCATTTTAGTAATAGAAACCTTAAGGTCTTTTCTGTCGCTATCAATGACTTTATAACCACCAAAAATGATAGTCTTTCTATCATCAGTGTAGTCCAAATTGAGTAATAAATAGGTTTTATTTCTCGTTACCAAAAACCCATGATCAGATAACAAGTCAAACTCACTAACATGACCAATCTTTAAATCGTTCCACCTTGTTTCCAATTCTTCTTCTGGAATATCTTCATCAGGATTCTTATCATAATAAAGATAGTAAGATTTACCCGCCACATATAGCCTTCCCATTCCCATTAGGCTTCTCCTTTTGGGTTCTGAAAGAAATTAATTGCCAAGCTAACTAATTTAGATTTAACTTCATTATCCAACTCAGGCATCTTATCATCAATGTATTCATGAAATCCACGCTTCTTATATTCGATGGTTTTAACAATCTCTTGACTGTCATTTATCACCCAAGAAGCAATTGAATCATTCTGCTTAAATAAAAGGTCTCTTTGCTCAATCTCTTCCTGAAGAATATTCTTCTTCAATTCTAAGTAAACTTTACTTCCTTCAACTCCAACAAGATTTTGACTGACAATATTATTGTCGCTATCGCTTATTTCTCGGATAACTACTCCATTTTTTTTCTCCTCCATAAAGATTGTATCTTTAACCTCTATGCCAGTTAATCTTTGCCACTTATAAACTTCCTCCATAAGATCACTATAATGCGGAACATCCACACCTTGAACCTGATATTCAGAAAATTCAGAGAGATCAACAATCAACTCATCGTGAGAAACAAAGACGAAATCTTTATCCTGAATGAATATACTAGACGCTCCTTCAAAATGATTCCACTCTTCAGGTTTGTTTTCCTTAGGTATACCTTGTTTGTTTAAGAAGTTTCTAAGATTCCAAATATAATGCTTTTGAATCTTAGCTAACATCTTTGGGTTAGTGTTCCCAAAAACATACTGTCGGAAGGATTTACTTCTAGCTAAAAAAGGATGAACGTTTTGATTAACTAAATTCAATCCCCATTCAGATGAAAACTCACCTTCTTGATCAAAATTCTTAATCATTGAGAAATTTGCCTTAGTGAAATCTAAAGAAACACAAGCTTTACCATACATTTGCTTACGGTGGTCTCGACTTTGGAAATCTTGCTTTCCAAGTCCAGAAGCAAAACCTTCAGCTCTACTGTAGGCTTTCGTTCCTTTAATAAACTCAACCATTTTTGGAAGAGCATAGTCCAACTTGTACTTTACAACATTATCATATTCAGTCTCCTCTTTAACAAAGCGAACATAATCATTGAAAATCTCAATATCCTCATATACAAACCTATTCATGCCAGAGCGATAAATCAGATCGATGTAATAATCGAAATGTTCATACATAGGTATACTGATCTTAAAGAGTTTACAAAACTCTCTAATATCAATCATATTGACGATTGTTGGTTTAACTTGTTTCATATCAATCTAACTCTTCCTCTTCTATTTCGTTGGCTTTAACAATATTGGATTCACTTAAAAAGTAGTGAATATCACCCATGCTGTCTTTAGTATTCAAGTAATTTTGAACCTCTTCTAGTGTAAACGTAGTTCCTTCAGTTTCTCAATTAGTTCTTCAGCCTGTTTTTCTGGGGTCATCGTTTTGCGTTTAAAATTTGCTTATACAGTCTAGCGGTGTTATAAGCATCCGAAAGACCTGAGTGAGCCTGACCTTTAAACTCCATCCCCATTGCCTGAATTGCATAGCCCAATGAAGGATTGTGGTTTGTCAACGAAAGTTCACGAGTGTACTTCGACAAAAATAAATCCTTAACATTAGCATGTCCAATATGCATTGGATTGTCTAGACCATAAAACTTGCAGTCATTGTAGATAAAACTACGGTCTTCTTGACCCCAAGACAACCAAAGACGGCTGTTTGATTCGTGGCGCTTCCAAAGTCTTCTCATAGCTTCCTCAATAGACATACCTTTCTCGTCAAGAATCTCTTGAGTGATTCCAGTCAAGTCAGTGCAATAATCAGAAATTTCAGCATTCTGAGGCTTGATATAAATACTCTCTTTGGCTTCTACTGATAAACTGAAGAAGTCATAAGTAGCAACACCAATCTCGATGATATCCATTCTCTGACCTTTAGGAACTCTCTTTCCTTCCCAACAAGCGCACTCTAGATCAATGATCAATGCTTTGTCACGCTTCTCTTTAAGGATGTTAATGTTGGAGCCGATTTTATTGACCAATAAATTTTCACTCATTGTAATCTATATTATCTATTGCAAAAGAGATTGTTTGATCAAAATCATTCTGAACACATTCTTGAATGTACTCATCTCTTTCTTTATCGTTCATTTCTTCCCACTCCTCTTGACCTAAATCATCAAAAGGACGTACTGTTGTGGTTTGAGGTCTTGACTTACCAACATAACCATCTTCTACTTGCCAATGTATTTTTATTTCCATTATTGCTCTAATTTTAGAAACTCATTTGTATCTTCAAAGGAATAGTTTTCATTCATTCCCATATAAACATCATTTCTGATATTTCCTACCAAATCAATCACAAGATTGTTTGGAACCGCATCTGGAAGGTCACTCAATTGGAAATTAGCTTTCATTTCTCCAATCTTCAATTCACCCCATTCAGCAATAGATTCTAAATCTCTCTCGCCTCTTCGGATTGAAATAAGCTCTTCCGCATTATGTCTTCGGATATTGATCCCCTTTCCTTCAGAAATTTCTTCAGCGATCTGAATCAATCTAACCAAGTGAAGAATGTTCTTTCCATCAATCTTTTGATCATGACCCTTTACCTCAACCCATCTAGCTTCATTTCGGTTCTCAACCCAATCTTGATATCTCTTATAGTCTTTGCAGTGAGTACTGTAAGCATCCTTGTCATAAAGCATGGTAGCTATAGGCAAAACATCTTTCTCAATAGATGAAACACGAACATCAGCAGCACCCTCTTTATAAACTCCCCTATAACCAATATCTCCTTCGCAATCGTAGAACATTGAGTACATTCCTTTCATATGAGGAATATTAACCAACCCAATTCTTTCTTGCATAAGATTCTGAACCTCCAAATACTTATGAAGCTTCAACGACCCTTGACCGTAAGTTACCCAACAAAAATCCATTGGAGTCTTTCGAAGCACTCGGTTCTTCTCCCAGTTCTGCATCTTTTCTTGACCTTTGGCTTTAGAAAGTTGTTGACTGGCATAACCAGCAAAAGCTTTCTCAGCAACTTTGGTGATAAACTGCTCCTTAACATTCAATAGACGCTGAAAAGCAGAAGAATTTGAAATATAACAATCCTTCGGAGTAAATAAGAACTCTAAAATGGTTGGATTGTTTGACTGAGCTTGTAGAATAAAAGAACCAATCTCTTTTCCAACATAGTCGGGAGAAAGCCTTAACTCTTGTTGATAAAGCTCTTGGTGAAACATTAACCACTCTTGAGGAGCGCAGAACACAAAGCCTTTATCGACATCAGAAGTTTCTATAGCAGTGCCATGTGCTTGAGAACCAATAACAGTCTCAAACAAGATAAGCCCTCTACTTTTTAAATCATTGTAGATGACCCGATCTCTAGCATAGCGCTTTTCATTTTTTACTTTTTCTTCCTCGGTCATAATTGGTTAACGTATTAAATGGTAATTTGTTTCAGCATCAACAGACGTAGTGAAACGAACCCCAGCAGCTTTTGCATCATCGTAGATTGACTGCGCACGATCCATAACTTCAGGAACCGTACCTACACTACTCATACAATCATCCAAAACAATGATCTTAGAGGCAAGTTGAGGAGCAATTTCCAATGCTTGCTTAAGCGTGTTAACTACACAGTAGTCTCTAGCTTGTCCGCAAAGGTAAACGTTTTCAAACTCACTCAAAAGAGAAAGGAATCTAGTATTTGCTTGTGTTGATTGATCGCCTTCCATCGGTACGTTAGCTCTGAAAGCTCCGAAGTGTTCTGTGTAAGGATTTGATCCTTTGGCAACCTTTTGTTTCCAAGTTTTGTGTTCAAGCTCCCAAGACTCAACCGCTTGGCGAATGTCATCTTGAAGTGACCAGCCTGTTCGACCTACAACGCAATGCTCAGGCCAGATGAAGTGTGGAAATTCTCCATTTGCTTCGAGATTTTGAACGTAATCTCTTGATCTCTTAGGGTCTTTGTTGGCGAAGTAAACTCCGTTGTCAATATCCGCTAGAGTGATCATTGTAAAAGGGTTAATTGAATCCCCATTTGCTTGTTTCCACCACGCAGGGTGTGAGATATCCATGACATCGTGAGAATCAAGTGTCATCGCAATCAAGTCGATTTCATCGCTGTTTCTCAAAATAAAGTCAGCTGTACGCTGAGAATCTTCTACGGCTCCTGTAACAAACAAAGCGCCATCTGGATCGCAAAAATCTTTTTGTGCATCGATAATAACGAGTGCATTCTTTTTTCTTTTGCTCATAGTGTATGAATTATGAATTTATATTTTGTGTTTTCTGACTTCAGATGTACAACATTTTTTTATACCTCAACAAAACTTTTTGATTTTTTTATTGATTCTAATAATTCTTGTTCATCCTCATCAATATTTATCGGTATGTAAACGGACAAATGTACTAAAATGTTACCTTTTTGGGTGGAGTTATGTCTAACAGGTAGCCCTTTACCCTTCAACGAAAGGATTGCGTCACTTTTAGTTCCAGCTGAAATTTTAACTTTTGCCTTGCCACCACCTAATAATGGAACCATAATATCAGTCCCCTCAATAAATTCATGGTAGTTTAATTGGTGTTTATAAACCAAATCAGCTCCTTCTCTTGTGAAAACATCATGAGGTCTGATCGCAATAACGATCACTAAACCTCCCGCTATACCACCATGACCTTGAGAATAATGACCACCTCTTCCTTTAACAAAGTTCTCTCCGTGCTTAACTCCCGAAGGAATCACTAAATTCGGTTGATAAGACTGAGTTGTTCCGTTACTTAACTTTCTTGTAATATTACGAGAAAATACAGCTCCATTTAAAACCTCTTCTAGATTTATAGGAAACGTAACTACTATATCAGCGCCTCTTTCGAATATATTAGCATTTTGCCTAAACATATTCATAAAATCATCCATCATTGGATCACCAGTATTAGCGCCTCTAAAAGGAGAGTTTAAAGATATGTCATATGCATCTCTCTTATCCTTATCAGACAATACTTCATTAGCTTGAGAAATCTCCTTAAATCGATCAGCAGCATCTGCATCACCCTGATTTTTGTCAGGATGATACTTCATAGCTAGTTTCCGATAGGCTTTTTTGATAGTCGCCTCATCATCATCACTATCAACACCTAATATCTCGTAGTGAGTTTTCATATATGTCTCCAGCCAATTAAGAATTGAGGATAATCTTTTTCAAAAGCTACTTCTCCACTTTTTGATGGATCAGGTTGTATCTTAGAAAGAATATCTTCATAAGGTCTAGGATAAACATCTCCTCCATTAATAGAGCAACGTAAACCATCACCCCTATAGTGGACTCTCAATTTATTGACTTTCTGTTTTCCATTCTCATCTAAGATTGGAATTCTACTTGATTCTGGATCGTTCTCCTCACACTTAACAAATCTAACTGCTCCTCCCTTCTCTGAAACTGGTTCAGCTCCTTCATCAGTAGAAGTGCATTGAACGCTCATGAATATTTTGTGACCATGATGATCACGAGCATACATTCCATTTTCAAGTTTAGCTGCGACCTGCTTTACGTAAAGAGGTCTAATATAAACATGGAAAGACTCCGCCTTTGTTTCATAAACATTTTCTGCTGTCCATGCGATTACATCCTCAACGGACATGTTTTTTCTTTCTTCTAATGTTAATTCTTTCATGTTATGTTGTTGATTTAATTGTAAAACCTAGACCTCCAACTCCTATCAAAAAACCGAAGTCATACCAACCTCCTGAGTTATCGCAAGCATAAACTGCAATATCATCCGAAAATAGACTTCCGATAAAAGAAAATGGGGTAATTATTCCATGCCATAAACCTCCCCAAAAACCATAAGGGTCTGTAGATAAAACTGAGGCTTGATCAGCGCATGATGTAAAAAGGAAGCACACTAGAAGAATCCCTAGTATAGCCATTAATGTTTTTGATTTCATAGTCTTAATATTTCCTCAAAAGTAAGAAAAATATCGATGACCACCAAATTATTCTGTCCAAATAATTCTTTTTAGGATTCTCGCAGTGTTGTAAGCGTCATCGGAAGCCCTATGAGGAGTGCCTTCGAATTCCATCCCCAATTTCTTTAGTGCGTTTTCAACACTTGGCTCCTCAATATGTTTCATACAAAACAATTCTCTAGCATCAATGTGTTGAACATGAAAGGGGTTCGGTAACTTGTAGTAACGACAATCTCTTTCAATAAATCTCTTATCGTGTTCACCCCAACTCAACCACAACCTCCTGTTGCTGTCGTACTTATCAACTAAGATGTCAATCGCATCTTTTAAAGGTATACCTTCTTCATCAATCATCTTCTGAGTGATAGAGGTTAACTTGGTACAGAAAGGGCTTATAATAGACTTTTCTGGATTAATTAGAATACTTTCTGGCTCACTTATCTTCCGAGTCTTATATTCATAAGTACAAACACCAATCTCAATAATATCTTGACGATACCCTTTTGGTGGATGCCCATGCCAGCAAGCTAATTCAAAATCAATAATTAAAGCTTTCTTCCTGTTCCTTCTCCTTCTTTTAAAACTTCCATCTTTCTCTCTCACGTTGTCGGGAACTTAAAATTAAACTCTTCTCTGAAAGCTAACAAAGCTTCAGCATTACCTTTAGCATCATCAATCGCATGGTGAGTATGCTTTGTTTTTCTATACTTTCTTTTCCACTCACTGTTAGCGTTCCATTTAGAAAGCAGCCCACAATAAATGTCTCCGATTCTTCTAGATGAAAACCCAAACGGATTAGAGCCTCCATATTTATGAAGGTAGTAGTTTATCCACTGCCAATCAAATCCATTATTATCTGAAACAAAAGTTACATGCTTGAATTGCTTCAACCATACAATAAATTCTTTCATTACTTCTTCTGGATCATCAAAACCCTCATGCTCTTCTCTCGAAAAACCTGACACAGCTAAGGCATCAGGATTCCATTGATCGCTTATCGGTCTCACTTTTCCATAAAAAGTATTGTTTAAGTCTTTGTCCACTGCTACTGCACCAAACGAAACCATAGAGTAATCTCCCACATAAGCTCCGTCAGCTTCTACATCCACTACTATAAACATTTTGTCATTAATTTAGTTTAATGCAAATATAGTTATATTTAATTAAAAGAACAAACCTCAAATGAAAGAAGATAAGATACTAAATGAGATTTCTAAAATTATAAAGGAAAAGCTCAACGAAAAAGAAGAAAAAAAGATAAGCGTTATCGACATGGATAAGCTAACAGAAATAGCTCACGGTATTGAGTTGGTTTGCCAAGGAGAATACGGATCAACCTACGTTAATGAAGAAGAAAATAAAATTGCTATCTGCTTGGGTGATTCCAATATGTTTGATATGGAAATGTTGGAAGGACACCTTCCATACGAAGTAACTGAAGGTTACAAAGATGCCGAATTAATTGATTGCGAAGTTGATTGTGAGTGGATTCCCAACACTAGAGATGGTGGTTGGAAAGAATTCAAAAGAGGAAAGTGGAACGATTGCCCTAAACAAGAAAAATAATGCCAGTAACAGTACAAAATGATAGTTTTAATCCGAGAAAGGTTTATTACAACGTAAATGGAATAACTAAATTTGTCTTCCTTAAAGGGCAAGAAGTGTTTACTATTGATGAAATTGACGATCCTTTAGCTTTGCTTAATAGGGTCTCTGTCTTAAAATATCAAATTGAACAAAAGACCTCTAATAGCCATAGCCCGAAACAAGCAATATTTGATGTCAATGGAAATTATGTGAGAGTTTCAGCTTCTAGCAGTAGTTATGTTCCGCCAGTTTATAGATCATATATTTATGTTAACGATAATTCTGACATAGATTTTGATGGAAGTGAAAGTTTTTCTATCTCTTTTTGGTTTAAGCATAACGGAAATTCCATTATTGCCTCACCAATCAGAAAGCTTTTCAATATAGGATTAGGGCCAGACTTTGGATATCTTCTAAGTATTAACACCTCCACAATTTCTAACTCAACCGCTCAATTCTCAACTAATGCTGGAGTATCTGTCTCAAACTCATCTACCCCAGCTATAGATTTAACAGCAGATAATTGGAATTTAGTAGTAGGAGTATTTGACACTTCAGGTAGAGCTACACTTCAATCAGTAGAAATGAATGGAAATAAATCTAACAACACCGCTGCTCAAACGAATATCAACAATTCTGGAGCGCCTCTATATATTCAAGGCAGCAGCAATAACTTAGGTATGGATGAAGTAACTATTTGGGATAAACCTCTCTCGGACGCTGAAACAGCTGAACTTTATAATTCAGGAGCTGGAATACCCATTACAAGTCACTCAGCTTCTGGAAGTGTTATTAGTCATTACTCTATGGCAGGGGTAGATGCCTTTATCAATGATGGCATCTACCTCGACTCTATTGGCAACTACAATGCTCTTACTTCAGGGATCACCGTTAATAACCTATCTGAAGATGGCGTTGGGACTATCGATTTATAACAAACTTCCTAACCTCACTTTCCGTCATAAAGATGTAAACTCCATTAGACAGATTAGTGACATCTATTTTGTTTGAGATATTATTTTGAATAACCTGACCACTCAAGTTAAAGATTGTATATTCTACATATTCACTTAACTGAGTAATAGAATTAGATAAATTGATTTGCTTAACAATCTCTAGTGCTGATTTAGTTTGATTTGAGTTCTCGATTAACTCTTCAATAGATTTATTATTAGAAGAAACAATAGACTCTCCATCACAAGAGCTTCCAAAAACTGATAGAACCTCTAACATGTCAGGCATGGTAACAATACCATCTCCATTTAAATCTGCTGGACAAGGATTTTCAACTTCTACAATAACTTCTGAAACACAAGCATCGGGGCAATTAGAGCCATATACTCCGCCAAAAACAGAGAACGATATTACTTCAAAAGATTCTGAAAAATAAATAGTAGACTCAAGCACATCACCATTTGATATAATGTTTACTCCAGATGGAATCGTATCAGGTTGAAGACCGTTCACACTTAAAGTGTAACAGCTATCTGATAGACATAGATTAATGATAGGCGAGTTGCCTAGATTCTGAAAGATTGGATCGCAAGGATTTGGAAATTCCTGACCAATACATGGATCATAATAATAGCAAGTTCCCCACAATAAAACATCGGAAGGAGTATTATCACCGAAAAATTCGAGGGTGATACAGTTATCAGTGCAATCTGAACAAGCATCTGCTAAAGCATTCTGAGAATACGATGAAACAGAGAGGATTGTTAATACGAGTAATAAAAATATGTTTTTCATATTCCTATAACGTAAAAAAAATCAATTTTGTTACACTAAAATAAAACTTTTATAAATTTAGGGTCTACCCAATCACAAAGATAAACTCCATTATCTGAAATAAACAATTCCATTCCAGACTCAACCATTCCGACAGCATCTACCGCAAGAATAATAGGCTCCCCTCTTCGAGAACCTACTTGAGTTGCTGTTTTTTGGTTGGGACTCAAGTGAACATGAGTTCTTCTCATCTTACTAAGACCTTGTTTCATAATAGGGCTAAGAAACTTCTCTACCGTACCATGAAACAAAGTCTCAGGGACATCCGTAACCAAATCATAATCCATTTCTACTTCGAAACTATGACCTTGATTGGCTCGAACCCACATGCGGGTTTCATCAATTGAGTACCTACCCTTATCATCATCCTGCACGATCTTTTTGATCATATCCAAACTAACCCCTCCTTTGTTTTCATTCTTCTTTAACGTAAAAAAGCCATAAATGTTTCTATGCTCTTATTGATTTTAATATTTCTTCCTCAGATCGATTGTCATTGCTATACACCTCGTCTCCAATTAAAGCATCGGAAGCACCAGATCGGTAAGCCTTGTTTTCAATCTCATGGTTATATTCTAGAGAGGTTGTTCCTTTCAACTCATCGTCCCAACCTGTCCAGTAACACTGCAACAATCTTTCATCACTTATACTTCCCGCCTTATCCATTGTGTGCTAAATGGTTTTGATTTTTTAAACCTCTTTGTCTGAGACCACAAAAGACCCCACTCATCAGTTCCTTTACCGATAATACCCGACCCAACAGGACTGTGCTTAAAAATCTCCTGCTTTGGCTTTGCAAAAATATAATCATCACTCAAAGTGGTTGTGTGTGTTACTTCAATTAAAGAGTCTTCAGACAAAAAGATATTTGCCTGATTTTTAATTGACCAAACCTGAGTTCCTTTCGGGACTGTTCTTAATTTTCCATGTTTCTTCTGATTTCTCATATCTTCTTGCCTGTCAGGTGAGTGTAAATTTCCTGAGCAATACGCTACTTTCCATTATTTCTTCGGTTCTTCCTTAAGTCCGCTTCCATCCTCATTCAACATTCCGTAAATTTTAGATTTACTGATATCGAGTGATGATGCCGTATTTACTACGTGATTTGCGTTTTGACTCAAAGAGTTCTGAATGATAATACTTTCGTAATCATCCATTGTCACATTAGCGTTTAACGCCATATAAACTGTGCCGTCTTTTTCAATAGTCGGAACCTTCTTTGCAGATTCTGTTAATAGTGATTTTTTATTTCTTGCCATCGTCTTGTTTATTATAAATATATTCCAAAAATAGGAATTTATTCTTTATAAAACAAGTTTTTTAGAAAGAGAAGCATTTGAAAACTCTTTCATACCAGTAGTTTCTATCACAATAAGCTGCGCCATATCATCTGGAATAGGCAAATCAAAGTCATCTTCTGGTAATTCCATCTCCATTTTGATTAAAGGAATTGAAATGAAATTATCAATTTCCCATAACAGTTTTACCCCGCCCACCTCGTAAGGTTTAGTAAATCTGTCTTTCTGGATGTAAGTGTGAGCCATTTGAACCTTCTCTAAGAAAACTTCTTTAGAAATCTCCTCTTCCGCTTCGATGAAGCCTATTTTACCGTCTTCTCGTGGAGTTTTGATCGTCAAATGATATTCCGTATGATTTACGTAATTAGACTCTCTGACACGCTTAAAAACGTCATCTTCAATAAAATAATACTGTTTGACAACTCTACTGAAGGTAACACCTTGGGGCATTCCTTTTAAAAGCCAACCTCTCTCAATTTCCAACTCTTCTTTCATAATATCACTTCTACAATATGAATTTCACACTCTAAATGTTCCTTAAGTTTGTTTATTAAAGAGCCACCCTTTCCGATAAGAAGACCCGGTCTCCTTAAATGCACCGTCAAAACATTTGTTTCTTCCGCATGCTCAAGCTTGCAAACTCCCATATAATAAGTAGAAGGAACGTCTGGTTCTGGATCAAAACCATAACAACCATCAAAATATGTCAAAAATAAAGACTTATATTTGTTATGTTCTCTCATAGACCTAACACTTTACGTTCTTCTTCACTCAATTTAGCTAAAGCTTGCTCTTTATGGTAAGCCTTGTCTTTGATAACTTCAATGACTTTCAGACCAGTCCCATCACCTTCCCAACCTATATCGATAGTATCCCAACTACGAGGATTTTTAACAGTAGGCTCTCTCTTATATGTTAAATAGATATCCCCTTCATCCGAATTAATTGACACACCATGCTTCTCTTGAAGTACAGCAAGTTCTTTGAGGAACTCTTTAGAAACAGCTACTGCTTCTATTTTATTGTATTTTTTTTGCATAATCAAAAGTTATTTGTTTCTCTATTTTTTTTGTTGAAGTTAAATCAGAATTGTGTGTTTTGTTAAGCTTTTGAAGCTCTTCAGTTGTTGGAACAATTGCCACTCTTTTTACCATACCTCTACTATCGTTCAAAGATACAACATTTTTATCTTTATCAACAACATAGACGTTGTATGGGTCAAATTGTGCTGGATGATCTAAACCAGCTGCGTGAGTAATTTCCCAAACATCCTTTTTCAAGGTGTCAAGATACAATCCCAATCTCAAAGATTTATCTTCAATATTAAACCCATTCACCAACCATTTCTTTTGAGTAGCAATACCAACGGGGCAATTTCCTTTGTGACAATCTTGAGTCTGAAGACATCCAATTGCAAACAAAGCTTCACGAGCAATGTTAATAACATCACAACCCATTGCAAAAGCTTTAATAGCCATCGCAGGATACCCTAGTTTTGCTGATCCAATGAAAACGATATCTTTATCCAAACCAAAATGAGTGAATGCTTTATACACTATCGGGAAGCCTTGATCAAAAGTAAGACCTACATGATCAGAAAAAGATGTGGGTGCTGCTCCCGTCCCGCCTTCTCCACCATCAACCGTAATAAAGTCTGGCTTTTTTGTGCCTCCGTTCTTTGAGATTTCACCTGCAAGATTCATTGGAAACCCTTTATCTCCAACACAGAATTTAATTCCAACTGGGATTCCAGTTGCTTCTGCTACCTCTTCAATAAAATCCAGTAGAGAAGGAATATCACTGAATGCTTGATGATAAGCTGGACTCATACAATCCTTTCCTTCAGGAATACCTCTGACCTCGGCAATTTCCTTTGTAATTTTAGAAGCCAATAAAACTCCGCCCTTTCCAGCTTTCGCTCCTTGAGAGAGTTTGATTTCAATAGCTCTAATGTTTGGATGCTTTTCAACTGTCTTCAATAGTTCTTCCATTGAGAAATTTCCTTTTGAATCTCTACAACCAAAATATCCAGTCCCTATTTGGTAAACCAATCTAGCACCCAAATCGTGATACGGAGCAACACCACCTTCTCCAGTGTTGTGATAAGAACCTGCTAAAGATGCTCCAATATTATTCGCCATTGTTGCACGATCAGAAAGACTTCCGTAGCTCATAGCGGAGATGTTGAAAACATTCTCAACAAAAAATGGATTCTTTCTATTCTTTCCCATTACCTTTAAGCAAGGTAGAAAGTATGGGTTAAACCCTTTTGGTTTTGTGGTTGGAAAGGCAGAGTGAGGGATGACGATGTGACCTTGATTGGTTTGATTGTCATCTGACCCAAAACCTTTATATCTGTTTTGCCCTTTACTAGTGGCATAAACATAGTTTCTTCTTATTCTGTTATAAGGCGCTTCTTCACGATTCCCAGCAACAATGTACTGACGAAGAGGTGGCCCCCACTTTTCAATAAGGTATCTACCCAATCCAATGATTGGAAAATTAGTTCTAAGAGTATGGTTCTTGACGATAAATCTATCGAAACAAAACCAAACTACAAATAAAGAGATAATGATTAGAAATATTGTCATATTGGTATAAACGAAAAAAAGACCCAAATGTTACCACTTGAATCTTTTTTATATTTTTATATGACTTGACTACTGTTTTTCGTCACTGAAAATCTGAACCTCTCCATCTTTACTCATAATGGTGTCTGCAACTATCTCGGTATTTAATCTAATACAGTCCAAGGACTATTTGGATTCCAAGGTGGAGTTTGAGGTCTGTTAGGGAAATTGCTTCCTCCCTCTAAAGACCTTAGCCGACCTTCAATATCATTTAACTTTTGCTGAATAGAATTTAGAGTCTCCTCTATTCGATTCGATTCTTTCTTAGAAATTTCTTTTCCATCAACCTGATCTTCTAGGTCTTCAACAATTCCTCTCAATTCATCAACTTCCTCTCTAAGGCTATCTTTGTTCTTCTTTTTTCTGGACATTTTAGTTTTAATTTAGTTTTAGTGCAAATGTAAGTAAACTAAAACTAAATTCCAAATAATGGAATTAATCTACTTTTCCAGACCTAAAAAGAACTCCACCCCCACCTCTTGGTGGTTTTCTAAAAGGTTTAGATTGAGGTTTTTCTGTTTCTTTTATTTCAGGCTCTAAGCTTTCTCCATCCTTTATTCCGAACTCTTCTCTAACCTCTGGTCTGATCATCCAAGATTGAATTTTCATATTAGAAAGCCAATCCTGCATTGTTGGAATGAAACCTAAATCTTCCGTAACATGTTGTTCTGCTATATCTCGAACAGAGACAACTCTTCCATCGGAGTTAGTGATTACTTCTCCAAATATCTTCTCTATTAAGTAGATACCAAAAGCGGAGTGATATACAGCTCGATGCCGAACATCTGGCATTGCGGATTTGGTGCAATCCATTTCATTATGTATCGGAAGGTAGTCGGAATATAGACCGCCAAATTTTCTGACAGAGTTTTTTGCGTGTATGTAAGGCTTCATTATAGTCTAGTTTTAGTATTCGAGAAAATTCATTACTTCTCCATCTCGGAAGACGATCCAACGAGATTCCTCTCTTCTTGCTTCCGCAAACAGTTCTTTACTACTGTGCATTATATTCTAACCCCAGCTCCATTACAAGCCAAGATATTTCTTTTTCAGCTTCAGTTTGAGTCAACTCAAGTTGATCTGCTATTGATTCTACGCCCCACTGGATTAATTCAGCGTATTCATCATTACTTAAAGGGTTGTCTTCTCTCCAAGAATCAGATATAAGAACTTCATCTTGAGTAACTCCAACAATTAACATATGTTGATTGACAAACTCTTTTTTAAATTGATCTTTTTGTTCAACAGTCATTTCTTCTAAATTTAATGTAAATGATTAATCTTTAATTTCTTCGAAGTTAGGATAAAACCCTAATCTCCCAAGTACAAACTCATTTTTATTTCGATTTTTAATATGCCACTTTCCCTCTTCCGTCCTTTCCAGCCAATACTCCCTTCGAGTCATGGACGAGTTTTGTTCCGTAATTTCAATACGATCTTCTTCAACAGAAGAAATAATAGCAACGTGACCATAGTTTCCTTTATTAGTGAAAACGATTATTTCATTGACCTTGGGCTTATGGACACTATAACAAGAGAATTGGTATAAACCTCTATCTTTATTAAACTCTCCATCCTTTAATCTTTTATTAAAGAATGATTTTGCATGCCCTCGGTCTTTTGGCATCTTATGACCAAAGTGTTCGTAGTAATATCTCTTTACAAACTCAACACATTGCCACTTCAACCCCAAATTGTAACCATCCTCGGTTTTATGTCTGCGCTTTCCACGCTTTCCGCTTCCTTTGCTGTTATAGACATAAACACCATTTAATGAATCAAGAACCGCTCCGTATGAGCTAGAAACTGCCCTGTTCGGTTCTCTTAGTTTTTCTATTCCTTCTATAGTATTGATTTCATCCGCATCGCCTTTTTCATCTTCAATAAACTTTATCTCATCCCATTCAAATTGAAAGGGCTTAATGTTTTGTGCCAATAAAGCTTTTGTTGGTTGTTTCCTTTCAGAAATGAAAGATGTTGTTATGAATGCGCATGATAAAAATAGAAGAAGAATTATAGTAAGTCTTCTTGTATTCATACTTCTTTTTTAAGTTTCGTCTAACGAATTTAAGAAAAATATATGCAAATAACAAAAAAACTTACCGTTTTAACTCCTCATTGAGTAGTAATCAACTGTCTCAACCTTCTTTACATTCTTAACTTTCCAGATAAAATATCTTGTGTAATTTGGAAAATTCATTCTATACTGAACTCCATCAAACTTAATTCCTCCCGCATGTAGTTCAGAGTCTGAACCACGAGAGAAAAGGCTTGTAGGAAAAACATCTGGTCTCTTCCGGTTATGCTTTGGGTCTTCCATATTACTTACAAATTCAGAGTAAGTAATATAGTTTTCATTAGAAAAACTGGTATCGTTCATCATAACGAAAGTTTGGTAATACACCATGTAAAAGAAAAGGAAACCCATTCCTAAAATAAAAAGTACTAATGCTAGTATTGCGATCATTGTGTTTGGTTTAAATAATTTGTAATAGCTTCTCTGATATCATCAAATCCGCCCTTTTCTGCTGTTTCATGTAAACGCATTCCTCTTCCGTTAGAAGATTCTCTTAGTAACCAACCAGAACCGTAGCCCTGAGTTAAATCCTGAATTGCGTCTAACATTTCAGTATCTGTGTATTTCTTATCTGACATATATTCTATTTTTTAAACCTAGATAAAGCACTAGGTGTGATTAAATTCCAGCTAGCTTGACCAATGAAGCTAGCAAAGTTTTCAGCACCACAATAACCCATTGCCGACCTTAGATAATGATCAAAGTTATCGTGCCATCCAGCTAAAGTGTCTGTAACCTCATTGATTCTATTAACACCTTCCGATGTTCTAATTTTAGACTCATCTACACCCCAAGCTCTCTGAACTTCTTTGGTAGACATTCCTCTAAATTTTTTGTAAAACTTCATTCCATGCTTCATCATAGTCGCATATTGAGAATCGTACTGATCGATCAATTCTCCAGCCTCCTTCCATGAGCCGTGATCTTTGTTGCCCATATAGGTTGGTGCGCAACTTTCAAGTGTTTTATTGAACATTCCACCCAACATGACATAATCAGCACCTAGAGCTAACGCCTTGATGATGTCAGCATACTCTTTAAAGCCCCCATCAGCAACGATCTTAATATTTAAGTCCTTTTGGGTTTTAAGTTTATAGCAATCATAAATTAAAGAACCCATTGGATATCCTACGGCAGACTGCTGGGTTGTTAAACATCCAGAACCATTTCCAATTCCAACCCTACAATAATCAGCACCAGCTTTACTTAAAATCTCAAGAGTCTTGGGGTTGGCTATATTGCCTACCATCAATTTAAACTTATCTCCATGAAGAGACTTGAAATGAATGATAGCATCTGGTAAAGTGCTGATATGACCGTTTGCTGTATCAATGCAAATATTGTACATTGGAGAAACCTTTCGATCAATATATGTTTCCTTAAAATCTTTAAGGCTCATTGATCTAAAGATATTTGGATCATCAGCATAGAAGTCTAAATTTTCCGCCCCTCTAGGCAAACAAACGTTTATTCCTAGCTCCTGAAACCTCTCATAATTTGCAACACTTACTACGGTGTCCATCGGAGCCGTAAATAGAGGGTTGTATTCTAGGCTGATGTCTTTGAACCTTGATTGTATCAAAGTGCTTTCATCTGGCATCAACAGGATGTCATCCCAATCAAATTTAGTTTCGATCATAGCTTATTCCAGTTGTTTTTATTTTTAAGAAACTGTCTTCTTTTTTTAGAAGCTATTTTTTTCCAAGTTCTCTTAGATTTACCTTTAAGGTATTCTCGAATTTCTGACATCCATCCCGACATCTTATCAGCCCTGCTGACTGATGCCTCTCCTTGCTTGTGTTTCTTTTCCATTTGTGTTAGTTTAAATCATTACTTGACAATCTTTAGAGCCGTCTATGCATCGAATACAATGCTCACATCTTTTGAATTTTGGTAAGTCACACCAATTTCCGTTCACTACGAATTCACAACCAATCGAATCAACCGTCTTTTCATCGATCTCAAAATTGAATTTTGACTTTGCTTTTCCTCTAGGCATGTGATACGTTACATTATACCCTTTACTTGGAGTGTAAAAACATATTTGATTCTGGATGACCCAAAGAACCTCCTGTATTATTTGCTATAACCGAGCCTTCTTCAATCAGTGTGTCAATGTGTTCGGAAAAATCTTGAGAATTTTCTCCCATTACTCTGACAATTCCAGATAAACCCTGACCTGTATTCTTTTGTATATCAACTATACTGTTATAAACTTCTTCTTTAGTCATCTTTAGTTTTTGTTACGTTTTTTTTCAACCATTCTTTTGTTTCATTGCTCAAACCTTCTTTCTTCAAAAGTTCAGAAAATTCTTTCGCCTTTCCAGTGAAACGTTCAGCAGCTTCTTCAATTTTGTCAGCTACTTCTTCGATTTTCTCTTCCGCTCTATCAACGAAATCTGATGCCTCTTGCTTCATATCTCTCCTCTCTGGCATTCCGTACTCTTCACCCATCTGAGTAATAATTCCGCCAATTTTACGAACTTTATCCATTGATTTTGGATAAGGAGCTTGTTCTTTATACCACTCTGTCTCAGCTTCAGCTATAAGGACTCTCATTGCAGAAAAAGCTGACCCTAACGGGAAATCTTCAACAACATGTGATAATGCATTTTTTTTCTGTCTTTCTTGATAATCTCTTTCGGTATCAAGAACTTTATAAACGTCTTTTCTTTTCATTTCTTATTTTGTTTCAATTATAGTACACGGAAAATCTAATGCTTCTCCAAAAATAGGGCAACTAACCTCTGTTGCTGACTCTAAAGCTGAATCATAATTCCAACCATCTAACCATTCTTCAATTTGTTCTTTCGAATCTTTGGCGAATCTAAGGATCGTGTCCCCCTCTTTATCGAACACTTTTTTCATATTCATAACCTAATATTTGTGCTTGGTTTGTTCTTGGTTTGTTATCCTCAATAAGCCTATACACCAATCCAAATGATAACTGCATGTGGTTCCAACTCACCCCGCTCATAGCTCTTAAATCCCAACCGTCACTCAATTGAACTCTAGCATCTAAGTAGAATAAATGAAGATTATATTCATCTACATATCCATCACCACTAAGGTTGAAATTTCTATCCTGAAGAATATTAAGCTGCATTCCTTGATATCCAAACCCAATCTTTGAGTTTCTTGTCGTGAAAACAAAAACTGTACAGTGAAAACCGTAACTATAATATCGACCAAGTAAATCAAATTGTGCAGTAGGAGCAACGGCTATTCTTCTGTAGAACTGAGCTTCAGTAGATAAACCAATAGTACCGAGCAAGGATGAGGGAGTAAAATTTATAGAGGGAATGAATCCCAAAACTACATCATCATCTTGTTCTTGTTCCCATGTGGGAGTCCACATGAATTGTTCGCTAGTCTGAGCAGTCGCTGGTAGCGACAATACAAAAACAAGCAATAAGGTGTATAGTGTTTTCATATGGTAAAAGTACAAAAAAAAGAGAGAACTAACAAGCCCTCTCTCTTTTTTATTTTAACCTTTCCATTCTCTTAGAGGAACTACCTCATGAAAGACATTGCCTTCCTTTTTGAAGTAACCCTTCCTTAAAAACTGTACTGGATATTCTTTAACCAATCCGTAACGAGTCAAACTAGGTTCGACATAACCCTTAGAAGTAAATACCTCATCTCCAGAATACTTCTTTACTTCAATCTCATCAGCATGCTCACAACTGACCCAGTGAATGGTTCCTTTAATCTTCCGATCTAGTTCCATGCCAGATTTAGAGTTTGGATCAAAAGTACAGTATACAGTTTCAATATTGCCGTCTATATCCTTATCACAGGACACCGCCTTAATCACATAAGCGCCTTTTAAACGAACCTCTCCATCCAACTTGAGTCTATGATACTTTCGGTTACCTTCCTCTCTGAAATCCTCTCTTTCGATGTAAATTTCTCTTGAAAAAGGAACTTCTCTACAGATAGCATCATCTGCATTAGTTAGGTCTATCTTAAAAACCTCTTCCGCAAGAATATCGTAGTTTTCAATCACAACTTTAATTGGATCAAGAACTCCCATTAATCTTAAAGAAGAACTATTTAACTCCTCTCTAATGCAAGCTTCAAGAAGTTTTGGGTCGGTTTCCGAAACAAACTTAGTAATTCCGATCTTATCACAAAAGTACTTAATTGAATCTGGAGTATAACCCCTTCTTCTCAATCCTTTCAATGTATAAAGTCTCGGATCATCCCACCCATCAAACTTACCTTCATCGATCATTGAGCTTATTAACCGCTTGCTTGTAATACCTTCCGAGATATTAAGACGAGCAAACTCTATTTGTTCTGGCTTTAAATTATCGTTAAGGCAATGCTTATCAATAAACCAATTATAAAGTGGTCTATGAACTTCAAACTCCAAGGTACAAAGTGAGTGAGAAATGCTTTCAAGGTAATCGCAAAAGGGGTGAGCAAAATCGTACATTGGATACGCTGACCATTCACTGCCAGTTCTATAATGAGGCTTATTGACAACTCTGTAAATCACTGGATCACGCATAAGCATGTTATCGTGAGTCATGTCAATTTTAGCACGTAAAACCATCGAACCTTCCTTTTCTTTACCCTCAATCATTGAATTAAACAAATCGAGACTTTCCTTTGGATCACGATCTCTATAAGGAGAGTTTGTTCCGATAGAAGTTGGAGTACCCTTCATTTCTGCAATCTCTTCTGAAGTAGATTCATCTACATAAGCCCAACCCATTTCAATAAACCTCTTTGCTATCAAATAAAGATCGACAAAATAATCTGAAGCATAAGTTATCTCAGAAGGTTTGAACCCAAGCCATCTAACATCATCCTCAATTGATTTGACGAAACTCTCATCCTCAGTTAAAGGGTTAGTATCATCAAACCTCAATACTACTGGCGCAGAGTGCTTTTCACCCAATCCGAAGTTCAAGCAAATTGCTTTAGCGTGTCCGATATGTAGGTAGCCGTTTGGCTCCGGAGGAAAACGAAACTTTAATTTCTTCCCTGATTTCGATACTATTTCTTCAATAAAGTTCATTATTATTTTCTTTCTTCTATTTCTTCCAAGATTTCTTTAATCTCTTCTTTATCAGTGACCTTATCCCAATCAGAACTATCGAACTCAATCCCCGACTCTTCCCACCTGTGATACCAATCTCCATTCCACTTAGAATAAAAATTTTCAATTCGGATGTCAATTCCAGAAGCAAATCTTTCTGATTCTGTTTCAAGTAATATGTTTTCTTCCAGATAATCTCTATCAAGAACTTTAATAAAAGTTCCGTTGTCAATTGCCTTTCTAATGTATCTCATAAAAAGCATAGCTTTGTCAACTGGCAACAAAGTAGCTGACCCTACATCTTCTAAATCAACAGGGAACTCATACTCATCTTTATTGTATGTAGCATTGTAATAAGCTGTCTTTGAATTAAAGTATGAAAGCGTAACGCTCTTGTCTTTTACTATGTCTATAATCTTCATAATATTGTGTGTTTTGTGTTGTCCAATATAGTCATTTTAAGACTTATTTACAAATTGTTTTACGTACTGTGTTTTCAAATCATTTATTTTTCTCTGGTAATCTCCCACACTAATTTCGGCAGAATCAGAAGTCTTCTTTGTTAGAGCGCTTTTCATCTCATCTTCTAATGTCTTGATTCTCTCAAGCATTTTGTTTTTCTTCTTTAAAGTTTTCTTATCCATCTTTTCTAAATTTAGTTTAGTTGCCCGTAATGGAATCGAACCAAGTTGTCCCGTAGGAAAGGGCTTCAAAGACCCTCGTGTACACCAGCACACCTCTGAGGCAATATGTTTCCTGTGATGGTATCGATCCATCTCTAACTGCTTCAAAGGCAGTTGGACTAGCCAGTATCCGAACAGGAAATATTACTTGTTACCCCACTTGGACTCGAACCAAGACAGACACAGCTTCAGAGGCTGTCGCACTACCATTATGCTATGGGGCAATATTTATAAACACAAAAAGGGAAAGCCTGAACTTAGATCGTTCAGGCTTTCCCTTTTTGAAGTGTTATTTGGATTCTTACATCAAGTTACTCTTACAGGCACAGCGAGACGATCTGATCTCTCAGATTGTTGCTGTTGCTGTTGGAATATGTCGTAAAAATAAGTCATGTTCTAATAAATATGAGGTTTTTTGGTTCCCCGCTTAATTATAACGCAAATATATAAAAAAAAGTTACAATAAATCAAGTTTTTTTCTTTTTTTCTTTTTCACTTTTCTTCTCTTCTATGATTCTTCTAGTAGTTGCGGTGGTTTTCTCAACATGACACTTATGGCAAAGAGTTTGAAAATTATCTATTCCAGTACCTCCTCCACCATCTCTAACCTCTATAATATGATCAGCTTGCCAGTTCAATTTATCCTTTTCTCCGCATTTTCTACAAATTGCTTTCTCATTCTTATAAAGTTGATTTCTGATTTGATTCATATCACCCTTAACTGCGTAAAAATGATCTAAAGCTCTTTGGTTGCAATCTTTGCTAGCCCACCTTCTTTTTCTTGGAGGTAAATCAGCCTCACATCCGCAAGCACATTTTTTATCATCTCTTAAAGGGAATAAATTTTGAACTTTTAAACCAGTTTGATAACGTTTATAGTGATCAATTAATACCTCTTTATTTTTATTCTTCTTGGTGTTGTATCTACTCATTAAAACACTTATTTTAACAAAAAAACCCAGATTTTTACATTCTGGGTTTTTTTATCTTTTTTAAAGTCCACCCATAAGTCAAGCTTATGAAGGGACTGTTTTATTTAGCTCAATCCAGATATTGTTACATTCTGAATATCATTAGACTGCATGTTATTAAATACTAGCTTAGTCCAAGTTGTTTCTGTTGGTTCTACTTGGTTTCTAATACCATTACTAAAGCTATCATTAGTACCATCACCCATCAACCAAACCTGCGTAGCTGTGTAAGCTGAGTTATCATTCAATTGGAAGTTAGTGTATAAATTCCCTGAGTGAGGTCTTCTATAAGAATTA